CAGGGTGGTGGACGTCGGATCAAGCGGGATACCCGCCTGCACCTCCGGTATGTCCATCGCCTGCGACTGCCGCTTGATGGCGAGGTTCTGTAGGATGGCATCAGCATGGGCCAGGGCCTCCTTCACTTTCACCTCGTTCTCGGCGAGCAGGCTTCCACCAGCCTGTTGGATCAGGGCCTGCTGGCGGGCAGATTCCTGACGTGCGGTGGCCATCTGCTGGGCAAGCAAGTCGTCGGCATCCTGCTGGATGCGCTGAGCACGGCCCTGCTCGCGGAGCTTGCCGACCTGGACGGCGAAGTCCTGGTCTGCGGTGACCTGAGGAGGAATGACCGGAGGCGAGATGACCCCACCCTCCGCGGAATGGGCCAGGTCCACGCCGCCGGCGCCGACAGCTCCCGGGAGGAAGCCTCCAGCAGCAGCCTCGCCCAGGCGCCAGGCCAGATCCCTGCCGGGCATCTGCTTGGTCTGGCCGGTGAGCACGGGAAGTTCTGCTGTCGTCAGCTCCTGAGCGGTTTCAACGCCAGCCTCTTTGGCGCCCTGCCCAAAGGCTCGTCCAACACCCTTGCGGACAGCCTCCCGGATGGAGCTTGCCGCCAGGCGGTCACCACCCAGCGCGCGTTCGACCACCTTGGCGTCACCACCGAACTCCAGGAACGTGTTGATGACGCCGATCGCCGCGGCGGTGGCCGGGGCTTCGACGCCCTGGTCCTTCATCTCGGAGTAGGCGCCGCCCATCTCCTGTGGGAAGGTCGTGATAGCCGTGCCAATCAGAGCCGAGATCGCCTCAGGCCCCATCTTGGCCAGTCGCGGTGTCAGGCCGGCAATGGTCTCAGCCATGCCGGTGGCTCCGACCCCGGCACCGGTTCCAATGGAGGCCGCGATCTGGGGCACCTGCTCAAGCCCGCGCTCGAGAAGGTAGGCTGGCGTGTTTCCTCCCTGCCAGGCCTCCTTCAGGCCCTGCGCGCTGGCGAGTGGTGCGTCTGCCGCTGGCTTGACGAATTCCTGAAGCTGATCTGCGGAGGGTCCAGCGATGCCTTTCTCGAATCCAATCGTGATCGGGTTGGCTCCGAGGTACACCCTCGGCATGGCGGCGATGGCCTTCTGAGCCTCGACACCGGAGTCGATCATCTGGGCGGCGCCGCGAACAACAGCCCTCCCACCAGGGGCCAGGTACGTCAGGACGTTTCCGAGCGGGCCATCCCCGAAGTCTGCACGGTCCGCGCGGAGCAGCTCCGTAGGCGTCTCGGATTCGATCGACTGTTGGCCGACGACTCGCTTGTATGCCGTGCGGAACTCGGGATCCGCCAGCGTGTCCGGGTAGAACCTCCCGAGCTGGGAAATCAGCCTGTCGTCCGGGATGTCGTTCAGCTCCGGGTACTCACCACGGAGCAGGCCCAACTTCTCGGACAACGGGATTGACGCGACCTCATCGAAGATAGGCATGTCACTGGCGGAGCATCAGCGTTGGATCAAACGGCCGGCCAAGGAAACCACGGAGTGCACTGGATCTGGAAGGCTGAATCGGTTGCACGATTCCACCCTGGAGTCCGGTTCCTCCGTCAGCAGATGGGAACGTGATGTCCGGAATCTGGATGGGGGTGGCCTTCAGTGTCTTCGGGTCGATCGTCACCAACGCAGAGACCTCCGGACCGAGCTGCATCCGGACAGCGTCGATGGCTTTCTTGTGGTACTGGAGTTTCCCGACGTCTCCCCTCGCAATCGCACCCCTGATGTCTTCCGGGGATTCGGTGATGTCGTAGTGAGCGTCATCGTAAATGGATGCGTCCACGGCGTCGTTGATCCTTTGCGCTGCATCGTTCGCGGCACGGACCATGTTGTCGCGCTGCTCCTTCCTTCGAAGCAGTTCGATCTGGACTCCCGGCGCGAGCGTGCCCCTGGATTCCGGTGACCCAAAGTACGCCTGGCGTGCCGCCGCGGCATCCAATAGCCCAGCCGAGAATTGCCGGTCACGGTCGGAGAGTTCAGTGCTGCGGAGGGCAGCCTCCGTGGCAAGCTGGTCACGATTGAAGGCGATCTGCTCGTTTCCGAGACGTTCCCGGACGTCCGTCTCGCGGTTGCGGGCACCGACCTGATCCTGGCCGAGACGGTAGTTCAGGCCGCCAAGCAACCCACCGGTGTCCACCTGCTTCTCGTTCACGCCAACCTGCCGCCCCTGGTTGACGCCCTGAAGCAGTCCAAGCAGGTAGGCCTGGTCGGCAGCCATGCGCCGGGTCTGGGCCTCGTAGTCCGCGGTGCGGGCCGAGTTGATCGGGGCGAGATCCCCGGTGTAGTACGTGCCGAGCATTTCAGTTCCTCAGGAGTTGCTGCAGGAGCGCGAGCACCTGCTGGTTGTTTCCGCCGACGGGGGCGCCTTGCTGGCCGGGAGCCATCGGGTTGTACCCGCCACCGCCACCGAAGCCCTTGGATCCACCACCACCTAGGTACATCGAGGCCAGCGACATTCCGGTATCTACCGCAGAGTTGAGGGAGTCGTCCACCGCGGATGCCGCGGCAGCCCACTTGTTTGGTGTGACCTTCGTGCCTAGGTAGTTGATGCGGCTGGCCTGACCAAGTCCGGTCTCGGCCGCGATCTCGCTCGAGAGGTTGTTCGCGCGCTGATCGGTCAGGGCGGTCAGGAGCGGAAGCGTCCGGGATGGAATCGCCGCCCGGTTGGCGATCAGGTTCAGAACGCTCTGGGCTCCAGTAGTCCGGCCCTGAACAATTCCACTGGAGTCCCGGCCAATGTTCTGGAGGGCTCCCGCATAGACCGGACTGAGGTTCTTCGAGATCCGGTCGAGGATGGTGTTCGTCTGGAACGTCGAGCCACCCCGTCCACCCATCCCGAAGCGAGCCAACGTGGCGTTGTCCTGCGATCGTCCGAGCCCGGCCAGGTTCTTCGAGAGCTTGTCCAGTACCCCGAACTGGTAGTCACCGACGTTCCGGTACGTGGTGAATGGATCCTCGGAGCCGGCATTGATCAGGCCCGCGATGGTCTGCATGTCGCCCGGGGCCAGCGCCTTGATCTGACCTGTGGCTTGGTCGATCTCCAGGCCCATCTTGGCGAGGTCCGCAGCATTGCTGGTGCGGAAGTCATCAAGGCCGGCAGTCGTCTTGTCGATCTGCCCGGTCAGGGCATCGTTGAGAAACTGCTTCTGCTCCTTCGGGGGCAAAAAACTATTCAGTACACCTCCGAGATTGAAGATTCCAGACATGGTTTTGGCTCCTCACCGGAGGCTGACCTTCCACGCCTAGATATGCAACCCGAAAGTCAGCGCCTAGCACACTGCTTCCGCCGCGCCTTCACGAGCAGTCCATGCGCACCCTCAAACAGCTGGCTGAATGCGCGCGCAAACATCTCCTCACGATTGCGGTCATCCTTTGAGGCTGCACACGCTGGATTCTTTTGCAGCCTCCGGGCCAGCGCCATCACGGCATGGAAGCATTCGTGAGCCACGATCTCGGAATTGCACCTGGATGCGGCAAGGTTGATCTCCCCTATGTAAGGCGTCCGCTGGAGCTTGCCTGATTTTGAAACCTTGAGGTGCCATTCCGGGATGCACCAGAACGCGATCGGTCTATTCCCTTTGGAGCGCCATTGATTCCTGCGCCGACGCATGTCGTCGAGTGTTCGGTAGACATTGACGGTGATCTCGAAGATGCGTCGCGGCTTACGTGGGTTCCCATAGAGGGTGGGCCAGTCGCAGTAGACCTTACTGGACGCGAGTGGTTTAGGTGAACGCGCGGAGCTATTCATTAGGATTGTCCGACACGCCGTCCAGTGCGTGCCGGTTTACCTGCCTGACCGGGGTTGCTGGACCCACGGTTCCGATCAGACATCTCGGTGACGTCGCCGAGACTACGGGAAATCTGGAAGGAGCACCATGGAGGTTCGGAGTTGCCGAATGACCGGTGTTTAGGCGCGCGACCCAGCGTGCCGACTTGCGATTGTGGTGTTACTCCCCGCACCGCTTTTCTCCGGCGGGGACTCCCATACTGCTGAAAATGGTGAACAGGGAAGGATTTGAACCTTCAAGACTCAATGAGGCTGTCTATCTTCTCTTTCGAGGAGCCGGCCAGTTTGTCTCAATTACGCCAAGCCTAGCGCCGTGTTGCTTGGCTCTGCATAGCTGGTCAATTCCAGCATCCGGCAATGTCAATTCATCTGAACCTCACGCACGACGTTTTATCCGCTCACATGAATTCGAGCTTTTAGTCTCGGGCTGACAATTTTCGCCCTAGCGTCTTTACATTCCGCCACCTGTTCGTGTTGAGAAAGATCAGTTGCCGTCTCTCCGGCTGCCACGCATTGAGGGGGTGACCTCACCAGCGTTTGGCGCATCAGATTGGGTGTGACAGTTCGCGATAACCACGCTTACCGACCCGTGCACAGGCACATGGTTTACCGATGCTGAGCGAACTCCGTTTCCCTGTTTGGGAAGATTTTGAAAGTCATTCCGGATTCTGTTGCCGCGCTACTCCGGTGGCGCCGTTTGTTGGACGAGAACTTCCGTGGCTACTTGTTCATGGCGTCTCCACTCATGGCGAATATCACATTCAGTGCGACGCGATCATAGCACAGAGTCAAACCACGTCAAGGGGTTTGTGCCATCGAGGCCTCAATAAATTTCCGGACCTTCTCGGAATTCACCTGGGATACCCGGAAACACGCCTCGTCCCATACCCGCAGCTCGGGAAACCTCCGGATCATCGACTCCGGCATGCGCGGCCAGGGCTCCAGCACGAGTGTTCGGGCCGGGCCAGGCTGTACCGCCAGCCGCTTTGCGCTATCGCTCATCGTGGATCACTCGGAATTCCGTCGTCGTCAGCGAGAACTGCCCGCCAACACCCGACACCCACAGCTGCCAGGCCAGGAAGATTCCCGTCGTGAAGAAGCTGTAGCTCAGGTAGGAGTTTGGACGGAACTGTGAGTCTCCGGCAACGCACTGCAGGGCCTGGTCATCTCCGGCCTCGATCTGCATGCATCCCGGATCCTCTCCGCCGAAGACATCGCAGTGCAGGCGCGATGGTGGATACTGGGGTTCGGCCTTGTAGGCCGCCCTCATCTTCCTGGCCGTCTTTGTTCTGGCGGACTTCAGGCTCGATGCGTCCGATCGGATTAGGGTCGTGTACCCGTCGTGGACGTAGGTCGCAGTTCCAGTCTCCGGGAAGGTTGCTGCCGTCATCCCGGTGTACCGCTCCCGGTAGAACACGCCATCACTGTACTCCTTCAGGCAGCCATCCGTGGAGCTGGCCATGACGAATCTCACGTCGGTCTCGCAGGACCTGCAGAGGTCGGCAAGGCACAGCCCGCAGAAGATTGAGAATGCCGCGTTGCCGCCCATCGGAAGTTGAGCGTCTTCGGTTTCGTTCCAGAGGTAGGTGTATCCGGAGTCCGTGAATTCCACGCCGCACGGATTTCCCTCCTTCCTGGCCAGTGTGTCGGCTGGGTCGCAGATCCCGGCATCCGCTAGATAGTCCCTCCAGGGCTTGCGCATTGAAGGCGTGTGCTGAACAAACGCCGTGAATCCGTGATCAATGATGGTCGCTTTCAGCGTGTCCGGCCAGAGCACCAGCGTCGCGAACGGGCACTTGCCTTCGGTGATCGGGTACGAGAACCACACCGATCCGTCCTTCTCGCGCCATCCGGCGACGGCATTGTCGCACATCTCGGGGTTGATCTGTTCGGTGTCGAACAGTTCCCCGGCACCCTCCACCCATTCAGACGGGATGCCGTTGAATACCGCACCAGATGCGAATCGAATCCACGGGAACTCCGTGGGGGACGTGTCGTACTCCGCCATCCTGTAGATGGTGGACTCGCCCATGAAATAGTGATTGGAGCCAGCCCGGACGAGCGTGTTCCGGTACACCGGCAGTGCGGTGCCGCGGTAGATCTCGACGAATGCGAACACCAGCCCGGCCTGGGCGAGCTGAGAGTCACCAACGAGCTGGCCGTCGTAGATCGCCTTGTTCGTGTAAACGCGGAGCTTTCCGCCAATGATTGCCCAGTTGAGAATCTCCTCCGACGCCCCGAGATCCGTGAACCCGGCAAGCGATTCTCCACCCGGAATCCACGAGGATCCCGAGTTGAAGTCCGACCAAAAGATGCGGTTCTTGTAGCGAATACCTTCCTGGATGACGTTTGCGATCAGGATGAACCCCTTGAACTCAATGACGAGTTCGGCGGTTTCGATCCCCATCTCCAGAAGTTCGATCACGTACTGAGCCGCGCGCTGGTCGCAGCCTGTTACATCAGAATCAAACTGCCATACCATCACGGGATCGACGTTGTTCGCCAGGAAGGTCTCATCCCCAAGCGTGGCCGCCTTGAATCTGGTCGGCGCGCAGATGCAATCCTCGTCGTCCTCAAAGCATCCACCCATACCGTCGGCGATGATGCGCCAATTCCCGCCGTAGTCGTCGTTGACGTACAACCGCGTCTTCGTGCCGGCCATCAATCTCCGGGCTCCGGTGGGGCTCGACACGGAATGCAGGAGTGTAATGGACTCATGACACTGATTCGCCCGTGTCAGCTCTGGACCCGTGCAGAATGTCGTCCCGGCGGTGGTGCTCGATTCCTGGTAGGTCTGAGCACCGGTCATCTGGTCGTGCAGATCCCGATTCTTGTAGCAGCTCTGGTCTGCGCCGTATCGCCGCCAGCCTGGAAGCCTACCAATCCTCCGGCTGTCGGATCCATCAACATTGACCAGCAGCCGGTACGAATCCGGGCTGACGTTTCCGTCCGGATTCCGGGTGTCCATCCCGCCCGAGAGAACCTCCTGACGATAGTTCTTGGTCTCAGACATGGATCACTTGACTTTGATGATGAATGGAATCGCCTGAAACGGTGACCGGGTTGGAATGGTCGTGTCCTTCAGGCTCTGGATTTCCGTGGTCGTGGCAATGTCTCCGGAGGTCAGTGCCGCGGTGCCAGTATTCTCGACGTCATCACCGGAAATACTCACCGAAGACGTAGCACCGGTATCCGCGAGTGACCATCCGCGAGACACCAAGTTCAGATTGTCGTTGGTCTGGGCCTTTCCGACGCCGTGAAAGTGGCTCAGGTCTACCTTCACCGAATCAGCTCCTCCAGTCGCACCAGCAGTGTAGGTTCCTCCCGCTCCTACCGGGGATCGGTTCCTGAGGTCTGGAAGGTTGAAGGTGGTGGAGTTGTCGCCTACCCCGAACGAGGTCCCAATCCGGTTGAACAGGTCCTGGTAGGTGGTTCGGCTGATGGCTTGGCCCGCGCAAACCATCCACTTGTCGGACGGAGGGCTGTGCGAGCCGTACATGATGACCGCCCCGACGGGAAGCGTGCGGTCACTGATGCCCCCCAGGACGTCGTCCGAGATTTCGCCGTCGGAATTCAGCAACCACCCAAGGAAGGTTCCGAACCTGGTCCAAAGGGTGAGCAGTTGCGATAGGCGCGTACAGACGTCCGCCGTGCTGGACAGCTCGGGGAAGTCGTCCTGAACAACTGGAGATCCCATGGGCGGACTGTACCCACGGCGTTCTTTTTTGGTCAACTACGGCTTGACCATCGTGGCTTAATGGTGCATTCCTTCTCCCGCATTCGTACGGCAAAACGTAACGATGCGACCTTGATGCCGGCTCAGGTGTGGACTGGGAAACCCCCTGGACGATTCTTCCCGAATCGGTTTTGCCCGGCTCCCCTTTTCAAGATCGCCCCTTACGGAAAACCGTGAGGGGCGTTTTGTTCCTCGGATGCCAGTCGGTGGAAGCTGGGAAAACCTGCGGCGAACGACTGGACGGTATCCGGCAAGCCTGGAAACGATGGCCGGAGGGGTGGTTCCGTAAGGATAGAGCCCCGGGTTAGGTGGCGAGACCGCGCCATGAAAGTCTGTCCGACGGTGGTAACGGCCTCTTTAAGCCCACCGGCCTGCGTGCGACGACTCAGCTTTATACGCAACAGGTGGCGGAAGGATCCCCTAGGGATCCTCTGCCCTTGGCTCGGACTAGCATTGCCGCAACAGGGGGTAAAGACAGCGGGAGAAGAAGAGGGGTGTATCGGGGGAATGGTCAGAGCTTCTGGAACACCATGTACTGCCCGTTGACGGTTCCTGCTGAATCCGTCATGTCGTGAGTGGACACATGCCTGGTGCCAAGGTCATTGCGCAAAAGCTCAATGGCGCGCTGAGTGGTTGGCCAGGTGGTGTCATCCATAACGAACACGCCTCCAATCTTAAGCTTCGGAACCCAATCGCGCACCGACCTCACGCTGGTGACCTCAGCGTGGTTTGAATCCAGGTGAAGTATGTCGATGCTTCCGTCCGTGAACTCTCCAAGAACTTCCGTGTCATGCTTCGGGATGAATCGCACGACATCCTCCACGCCTAGCGCGAATCGCGCTGCGTCAGCCCCACGCTGTATGGCTCCGTAATCCACTTTTGCCCACCACTCGTCATGCTCCGGGGAGACACCGCCCTCCAGAGCGGCGGCAGGAGTCCACGGATCTATTCCGATCACCTCACCTGCACCAACCTCCTGACACGCCATGCCCATGGCAATAGCACCCCTCCCTCCCCACACGCCAATCTCAACACATAGCGAAGGCTTTCGCTGGAGAATCAGCTCCGCGAAGTGAATTGCTTTGGCGTGGGTGCACCACCCCTCAAGTCTCTCAATTTGCTTCAGTCGTTCAATCAATCGTGGGCTCATGGCTGGATCTCCGTGCCGTTCTGGACGGCAATACGTGGTTGGACAGTGTAGACGTTGAGGCGGGGCCAGGTGCGGAAGTACAGTGCAAGGTCAATCGGGGCATAGCTGTACCGCTGGGTCTCCAAGGTGAGCTTCAGCGCCTTCTTCCGGATGATGTAGGCGTGGGTCGTCATCGGCCAGAGGATCTCCCAGACATTCCCGGCGACGTGCCTGCGGTACTTCTCCGAGGTCAGGCCAGACCCGAGCATCAGGAAGTCCCAGTCGTCCGGGACGGATTGGCGGGCGGAGGTGTACTGGGACTCCCAGTCCTTTGAGAATTCCACGTCGTCCTCAACGATGGTCATCTCCTCCATTCCGGTGTACTCCATCAGTCTCCACAGGAAGTAGTGGGACAGGTGAAGGCCGACCTGCCGCTGCTCCATGATGTAGCCAGACCCCGGGGTGTCCAGTTCGTAGGGGCGCTTCGTGGTCAGGCCCCACCTCTTCGCGTCGATCCCCTCGAAGTATGTCCACGGGATTCCGACGGCGGCCATGTGAGATGTCAGCCTATCCAGGCGAGCCTTCGAGTCGGACAGACAGATTGCGTGGACGTTCGGGAGTTTCATTCAAACGTGAGATCCTGAAGTGGAATTCCGGTGAACCACTCAGTCGCTGGTCCGACCGGGATTGGGAATGATCCGCCCGAGAGAATACTGTTCCTGAGTGAGCGCATGTCGTATCCGTTGTCCACCTTCTCCCATCCGGATGCAACCTTGAGCATGGCGTGACTCTTGTCCTTCCGCGGGTTCGAGCACGGAGTGCATGTGCATGGATCCCAGCGATTGAACGGAGGGTCAATTTTGTGCCCCTCTTCGCTTTCAATGGTCTGCATCATCGGGTCAAAGAAAGTGGCAATCTTGTGTTTCCGGATAACTATCGCCATCACGCAGTCCTCGTACCCGGTTCCAGCGCACAATGTTTCCGGCCACCCTCCGAGATCCAGCATCGTTTCAACTGGCGCCAAAAGAGAGCACCCGAAAAGCATGCGCTGATCACATTGGGTCGGCCTGTTTGTTTTGAAATGCGGAACCCTTGGGTCATGCCCCCGCGGGAAATCCTGGAATGAAACAATGAGGCCATCCTTTACATCAAGTTTGGCCACCTTCCGATAGGTCCCAAGCGTGATGGCGTTTCGAGATGTTGCCGCGTGTACCGACGAATACCATGTTGGCTGAAGCACGGAAAGATCATCCACCCAGGCAATATACATCTGCCGGGCTAGGCAGAGCGCGGTGTTGCGGGCGTTCCCGGCGTCGAAGCACTCCGACTGGGTGATCTTGTGCTTACCCTGCCACAGGGACGGCTTCGGAGTGACGTGGGTGATCGGAAACCCTGGGTTGATTGCCATCACGGATTCTTTGCGACCCGGCTCATCGGCGTAAAAATCCACGATGATGACCGGTTGCTCCGATGGGATGCACTGCCGGGCCAGCGATTGGAGGAACCAGTCGAAGTGCGGTTCCCGGCGATTCGTCATGTAGGCTATGTCAAAACGCACGGCTTACCTTTCTCAAGACGTCGTATCCCGCCCTAGACTCGATCAGTTCAAGGCCGCATTTTGACCGAACGTACTCCACCACATCTTGGCCATCACCCCACCCTGGGTCATCCCAAACAAGGATCCCGCCAATCTTCAGCTTTGGGATCCACGTATTCATAGATCTCCTAATGATCGACGGTGAATGGTTTGCGTCCTCGTGAAACAGGTCTATGGATAGGTTTGGAAAATTCGAGGCTGCCTCCAGATGATTGGCTCTGATTATTTGAATCGGAATCCCACTACTGCGAATTTCATCAACAACGAACCTATACTTGCTCTCGAAGTCGTGGGTCTTCCAGGTATCGTGATACTGATCCGGCTCACCCTGTATGCACTCATCAGCCCTCCACGAATCAATTCCGATGACCTGCGCCGATGGGGCTCCTAGCGCCATCGGAAACAAAGTCCTTCCACCGTACACGCCAGCCTCGACTACAAGTTCAGGGTTAATGGTCTTCGCCAGTTCGTACATGAACCAAACCTTCTCGCGCGCGCAGAATCCTGGAAACGCGGCGTATCTATCGAGGGCTGCTGAAATGTCACTAGACGTGGTTACGTGCATGGTTGCATCCTCGCCATTACCTTCTCGTGTGGAATCCTCATCCACCCACACCGGCAGTCGTTCACGCCGAGCGTGATGAACCATTCGTCTCCGTCCAGCAGGGCACCAGTGGGATAGACCACCGCCGGTACGGACTCCGCCGTCGGCTCGTTCCAGGTGCCACTGAGTAGACGTCGGTCCGTCCGGGTAGCCGCCACGATCTGGAACGGTGGCTTGGCCTCGAACAGATAGGCGCCGGCGAAGTACATCCTCCGGACTCCGTACCTCGGGAGCTTTTTCCATGGCATGCTGGAATGGAAAAAAGACAGATAGTGGTCGCCTACCCGAACCGGAGGTGTGCCGCCGCGGATGTCACCCAATGTCCATCCGAGGGATGCGAAGGTCCGGTACTCATTGACCACCCTCCCGCCGTCCACCTCGCAGACGATGTGCGGTTCGGTCTGATAGACGAAGAATGTCTTACCTTCGTGATCAAACCAGAGCCAGTTCTTCTCCGCCTTCTCTCCGTGGATGAGGTTGGCGCTGTTGCCGCCGTAGACAGGGTCCCAGATCTCGTCCACAGACCAGTCATTGCCGATCCTGAGAAGGCTCTGATGGATGGTGATCTTCGGATGCTGGTGCCCGCTCTCGATCTTGTGCGGAGGAATCCACGCGCAGACTGAGATTGCTGGCTTTCCGCCAATGATCGAGCACCGGGGATCCTCAATGCTCTCCCTGGGATCCCTGAGCTTGTACGTCAGGATTCGCTCAGGGCCGAGTGTCATGTCTTCCTTGATCTCCATCAGGGAAACGACGCTCCGGTAGTCCCAGTAGTGCTCGTAGTCCATCCAGAACTTCCGCGCGGCAAGATACCGCTTGCCCTCGTAGTCGAGGACGCCTGGATTGAAGTAGTAGGTGTCCTCGATTTCGGGGGTTACAAACCGCCCGTAGGATCCTCCGATGTTGGCGGCCTGCACCTGCAAGAGTGGTGGTTCATTGCGAAGCAGTGGGTGGGATGCCATGGCTCAGTAAACGTAGAACTGGAAGAGCGTATAGCCTGAGGTATCCCCGCCAAGCCGGAAGTAGCTGAGGTCGTCACCGCCAGCGGAGATCTCGCTTAACGGACCGGACAGTGTTCCGCTCCGCTCCAGGGTGGCGTCGTGCTGGCCGTCAATTCCCATGGTGAGCTCTCCGAACAAGCTGGCCCCATTGTGGATGACTTGGAATGTGCAGGCGGTACCGGACACCCGCATGATGAGATTGCTGCCGGACGGAATTGCGACCGATCTCAGGTCCCAGAACACGGTCTCGAATTCACTGCGATCGAAATACATCTCAACCGGAGTGAGCTGGTCTACCGTCTTTTGGGTTACCACGGAATCCAGGTACCCGGACTTCGTGGCAAAGGCCTTCACCACAGCATCAGCAGAAACCGTGATCGTCAGCGGGCTGGCGCCTCCAGGTGATCCGGAGGTGGGTACCGATCCATTCGTGGTGTAGTGGATGGTGGCACCAGGCGTGACGCAAGTCATGGTCACGTTGATGCTGTCGATGAAATGGCCGTCGGTCGGCGAGAACGTAACGGCGGCTACCGTCAGCGGGGTGTAGGTGTAGGTCGCAGACGCCGTTGCTGAAGGCGTGTATCCAGTCTTGAACCCGCGAACCTTGATGACCTTCGAGGCCGCCAGGGTGATTGTGCCTGACAGAATTGGCGAGGATTCCGATGGATCACCGCCGTCATTCGTATACCTCAGCGTCGCCCCTGAGGTCAGGCAGGATGCCGTCACCTCCAAGGTTGTCGTGAAAGACGACGAACCCGGAGAGAGTACCGGTGTTGAGACGCTAAGCGTGTAGGTCTCCGACCCTTCATCGCTGTCGTTCCACTCCGACTTCGTGGCGAAGAATCGCAGCGTGCCAGTGCCCGTGATTGAAATCGGGCCGGTGTACTCCTCGAATTCTTCAGCCTCTGGATCCAGTGTCCAATAAATGGATGCACCCGACGTTGGGCAGGTAAGCGTGACTGAAAAATTATTCGTGAATGAGCCTGATTCGACCGATGCGATCGGGATTGAAACCGTCTGGATTTCAGGCTCTGGATCCGGGGCGGGCTCCGATGCAGGCGATGATGGCGCGCAGCTAAAGACACCCCCTTGGGCCGCAATCCACAGCGCCCATCGTGAGGAAATCAACGCGGGTGCTCTGAACCCCTAGCGCAATCAGCTCGGCTAGCTTTCGGTCGTACAGGATCTTGAAATTCGCAGCCAGCTGAGGGTCCTTGTCGTCGAACATCGCTGCCCGCCATTGCAGGCCGAGCTCGATAAACTCTTCGACGTTCCGATTGAAGGTTCCATTTTCATCCACCCACGGGCGCGTTGCCGGCATGACCGTAGTGTCGGTCCAGGTGGTCCTTACTCCGGACCAGGTGAGCTGCAGCTTCTCGTCGTCACCGAGGCCAGGGAAGATCCAGACATGGTCATTGAACAGCGCGAGACTGCGCACGTCCTGCCTCATAGCGATGAGCTCCTCTTGAATGTTCCGAGCGTCGGCCGAACAATGCTCGAAGGGATGATGTAGTCCACGCCGTCGTCAGCATGGGAATCGGTCGGAATGAAGGTGAACCACCCTCCCAGACCATCTCCGTCGGAGTTGAGCCAGAGCAGCGGGTATGTCCGGTACGGCTCAGGCTCGACAAGGCGCAGTGCCGCAGCACCCAGCACGCCGAAGGATCCTCCAGAACCGCTGGATCCACTCGAACCCCCGGAGCTACCGGAGCCACCGGAGGATGTTGCCGCCGAGGTGCAACTGCACAGTTGCCACTGCTTCATGTACCTCCGCATCACGATCTCGGTGACCGGCGTACACTGAATCGAATCGCAATCCACAGCCGCATCCTTGACGTAGGCTCCGGTCAACGTGCCATACGGGCTCGAGACTCGGGATGCCCCGCATTCGTCCGTCCACGTCAGGTAAGTCGAGACGTTGCCGGACTGGAATACTTTGGCGTAGGTCTGGAGTGTGATCAGGTCGGAAATCACCCAACTCTTGTGGCGACGATCAAGGCGCCGCGAATCCCCATCCGGGGTCACGACCGCCATCCGTGCCTGATAGAACTCCAGAAATGTCATGGCGTTGGCTTTGGCGATCGGGCTCGACGCGCCTTGGGCGTTCTATCCGGAACCGCCGGAATTTCCAGCTTGGACTCCGGATCAGACACAAACTTTTCGGTGTCCACTGGATCTGGAAATCCAGTGCCTTTAACCGCCGCAGCACTTTCGCCGCGGGGTGAATCGACCCGAATCCCGCCGAGAAGCGATTGCTGTTTCAACGAGGCGCGCCGCTTCTCGTTCACGCCCGATGCTTTTTTTACCCGCTCGAGTTCCGCGGCGTCCACCTCGCGCACTCCCTGCCGACGCTCCTTGTGCATCTTCCTGAGCAGAGCAATCACTGGGACGTCATCCGTGGAAAACTCCCCCATGTCGTCCCCAATCGGCGCGAACGGCACAACGAAAACCTCGTTCCCGGTCGGCCTCGGAACTATCAGGCGCACCGGTTGACTGGACAGCAGCTCCTTCACGAAGTGCTTTACCGGACCAGGCGGGAATGTCTCGGGATTCGGGTTTTGATCCCTTGGGGATTCGGTTGGTGTGTCACTCATGGCATTGGCTCAAGCGGTTTTATCTCCGGCGTCTTGATCGGCTCTTCTTCGTTTTTGATCGGCGTCATCTGAAGCTCGGCATTCTTCAGGAGCTGACCAACGACCTGCGTGTGGACGCCGGCAATCTTTGCCCACATCTCAGGATCATCGGTCTCGGCGAGTTTGGTGCGGGCGATTGCCTCGACTTCAATCGAGGCGTCCGCGCAAAGAATCAGGATTCCACGACCGACGTTGATCCCCTTCCCTTTGAAGGAAAGCCCTCTAGCCTCCAAGGCCTTGATGGTCGGAATCTTGATCGCGACCCCACCCATCTCGCCAGCCGCGCGCCTGGCTTCCGGCAACCCCATTCCTGAGATTGCTTCCGGCTCTACATCAAGATGGCCGACTTCACCGCCGGCATCAAGGCGTGACTGGCGGCGTGACATTCTTGCGGGCCTCGTTCAGCAGGCGGTCGATGTAGGCTGGATCGTGGACCTCGTCGGTCAGCAGTGCCCGCCATTGCTCCTCAGTGACATCGGCAGGCTTGGCGGACATCAGCTGGTCGTAGAGCTTGATGATTCCGGATGCCGCGATTCGGCCGAGCTGGACTGCGGATCCCGCACCTGGGAACGCTATGTTCGCAATCCCAAGCCCGAGGTTGGCGAGGAGGTTGAGGGTGTCAGGCGAAGGCGCCGTGGTCGTTTGGGTGGAGTCGCTCATTTTGTGGAGGTCTTGACTTCGGTAATCGCGGAGAGCATGGCCTGACTAGGCTTTGGGTCGACAGGAACCGGTAGCCCGGCCTTCTTCGCAGCCAACCAGGATTCGACCACCAAGGTCTCCGCCGCGGTAAAGTTGGCCTGCACGCTTAGGATTCGGCCATACTCGACGAGCAGCGCGTGCTGACGCTCGAGATACCCGCCCGGATCGGTTTTCTTCGTCGCCTCGTTGGCAGCCTCGCGCTTCACGTAGGACACCGTCCAGAGCTTCAGGGCCGTCTTGAAGCCGGTGTTCGCGGATTCGACCGTGGAGTACGCCACCTGCTCGGCGCTGACCGGAGTCTTGCACCCAGTGCTGAAGGTCGGGACGGCAAACGCGAGAAGAACTGCAAGGAGGATTTTCGGGAAGAGTTTCATGCTCAGTGCGGTGATGATGCGCTTCTATTTCGTGCCGTCAAGGAGTTGTTACCGGAGGATCCTTTGGGGGCTCGCCGGAGATGACCTGCTTGGTGCGCTGGAGGAATTGGTGCGCGCCGACGGCAAAAAACCCAGAGGCACACCCGACAAGCAGCTGGGATTTTTCAAACTGGATACCGAGAAGCCACGCCGTCGAGACGTAAACCAGGCCTCCGAACGCCGTCAGCACGGCTGGAATGAAATCGTTCGGGATCGAGGGAAGCTTTTTGACCCTTGAGCCGAGCCAGGAAAGGATCACCCACGTCACCACGAAGGCTCCGTAATTCACCTTCACGCCAAGGTTCTGCTCGATGAGCTTGATCGTGGTCTCGTCCATAAGATTTTTCAGGTGCAGGTGATCGACCTCGCGGTTTGCGGAGGCACGATACACGGAATGCAGTTTACGGGAAGCTGATACGGATCCGGAAGATCCGGCCATTGAGTTCCAGGGGCCGCAGCCGCGGGGATTTTGTTGATGTTCATTCCCGGGATCGCGACGATGTTCGTCCCGCCCTCGACGTAGATCTTTTGCCCTGGGTACAGAGAGGCGTGAAACGCCACGAGCTGGTAGTACAGATCCACCACCTCAAGGCCAGGGTTCACCACAAAGTTGAATCCCGGGGTCACGGAGGTTCCCCAGGTGAGTCGAGTATTGCTCTCGGGGGAACTTGCGTAGGCTCGGTACTTGTCCCGAATCGCCCGCATCAATGGCTTTACCCCAGCCAGCCAGGCGACGTTTGCTGCGATTTTTTGCGCGTCTGTCATCGGGTGATCCCTCTGGGTGCGTGAACACTGTCCTCGGAAGAAATGACCGCGTTACCTTTGTCCTTCCGGAAATAATCCAGGAGAGCTTCCACCCGCTCACGGGTCGTGCGGGCAACCTCTTCGGTTGTGGAAACCTTTCCGTTGAGGGAGGCCATTTGCTGAAGAAGTTCGGTGGTGACTCTGCGCTGGTCGTTGAGTGCGGTCTCAATGCGGTCGTTTGTGCGGCGGGCCTCGCCGAGATTGTCTTCGAGCTGCTGAATCTTCTTGTCCTGGACGTGGTCGGTCTCGACGCGATCGCTTAGCTTGGTGCTGAGCTGAATGAGCTGGCCATTGTAGTGCTGGCACAGGTACGCGACGAGCGCGAGAGCGATCGAAAAACACACACCGATGATCCTTTTGAGATCACCGATCCCGACAATAGTACGTTCTCTTTCACTCACAAGGTCTCCCATGTCATGAATGGATGGCGGAATCCCTTCCATTGTTAATCAGCCCCCTACCATTTTCTGTGCGGCATCACGAGGTTTTACTCTTTGATCCGCGTGTTCTCATTCAACGAGAACTTCAGTCCGCTGCCACCCGGCGCTGAATCAACGTTGATCGTGTAGGTCGTGGCGCTGGTCGGAGTCACCCAATACTTGGATGCCGACCCCCAGTTTCCGAGCGGAACAATCGAGATGCAGCCGATGCCCTCGTCCGTCGTGTCCGGGAACCCTGTCGCAGTGCCAATGGTGACGACCACAGTAGTCGCCCCGGCGGCGATCGTCGCCGTCTGGCGGTTCTCGGTGATGAAGCCTTCGTTGTCGTAGATCTTCCAATGCTCCACGTCCGAGCGCAGGTCAGCGCCAGCCGTGTGAGATGTAATTCCAGTGAAGTCGTTTCCAATCATCCGCAGCGTGCCTACCGATGGCGTGCTGGTGGTGTTTAGAATTCTGACTCCATAGGTGCTGGACGGGCTTGCCGAGTAACTCCTGAAGTCGTTCCCGATAATTGCCAGGTTTGTGATGTAGGTGAACGGGGAATTAGTCGTCTCACGGTCGAAGGTGTAAATTCCGTACCTACTGTTCCGGATTTCGTTAAACGTGTTGTTCTTGAACGTAACGGAACCCATGTACCCGGTCAGCTTGAAGACGGATGAAATGGTATCGAGAGTCCCGACGTAGGATCCGTTCTCGAAATACAGCCGATCAACCACGGAACCGTCCCACTGTCCGGGGTTAATCAGGCCCGACTTTTGCCAGTCACCAGAAAGGTTCAATCGAACCCTGCAATCCTCTGCGGCCAAGATATTGCATGGGCGGTGAGCTGGAGCGTTGGTCGATTGATGGGCTCGGATTCCAACGTCTACCGTGATTCTCCTGCAACCTTCCATCATCAACCCGTATGGCTGCGTCCCGTCGTGATTGTCGCCTCCGATTTCGATGTTGCCCTGGACGTAAATGTCCTCAACCAGGTTGTTGCGGTATGGCTGAAAAACAGCGGTTACAGACCCACCGGAACCCGTCGCCAGTCCTGAAAGATCCACGGTTCCATCGCTGGAGTAGCCAGACCCGTTATTCCAGGCAGCGCCACTGATGTAGCTCGGCCATGCGCCTACAATTTGGCCACCGACCACACGGATCACGCACTCAGCTCCAGTGCCTCCACCGCCTGTGACAGGAACCTTGGAGTACCCATTTGGGTAGCTGCTTCCCGACGAGTTGATTCGGTACGTGTAGATCCTTTGCCGTTCTGCAAAGTCACCGAAGTACAGACCTGCCTGACGGTAGATACCAGAGTGCCCGGCCAGTCCGACACAGGTGACGCGCCTGACCTTGTTGCCTTCGGTCCATGGAACCACCATCTGGTCAACCCCGACCTGGGCAAAAAACACCCTGCCGCGCTGCGACTCGCAGATAGGTCCAAGAAATACGATGTCCTCGATGGCTTCATCTGGCCCTACGTTTGAGGCCCCGTTGACCAGTCGCCCTAGGGCAACCGAGTCATCTCCGGTTTCCAGGGAACCGCCCACAAAAACCATGCGCCGACCGTTGATCACGTGTACCCCGTCGTGGCCTCGGCCGTAGCCGTTTCTTACGACAGGGTTTTGCCAAAACACATTTCGGCCACCGATGGAGATTCCCCAGTGCTGGGAATTTGTATTGCCATGCCAGACCTCAATGGCTCCGGGCTCCACGAAGAAGTTCCTGACCTCGTTGAGGTACAGCGGCGGCTGGTTCAGCAATTTGTCACCCACCTTCAGGATGAACTTTCCAGGGCCTGCGAATCGGATGTTGTCACTCAACCCGTACCAGTTGTCCGGATTTGAGTAATCAACCGGGCTGGATTTCCAGGAATCAAAGGCATTGACGACGCCCACCTGGTTGAAGATCGCCACACCATCAACCCGGCGCGTGGCCATGATTCCACGGTCAAGACCGCTGTAGTCCGTCGCCCTCCAGATCACGACGTCACCCAGGGCCTTGTAGATCATGTTCGGCATGATCGTGAGCTGGTTGAGGTGCATCGAGCCCGGCTGGAATACCAGGGTGGCCTGCGCTCCGTTGGTCGGATTGTACGCGGCGCTCGCCGCGTCGATGGCGGCCTGAATTGCAGCCGTCTTCACCGCCACATCGTTGGTATTGATCGTGCCGTCAGCGGCGTCGTAGACCCAAGCCGGGGCGTAGAAGGTGACGACCGAAGATCCACTGGAACCAGTGACGGTCTCGGCAACCTCGCGAACCAGGTTTGTTACATCCGCCCACGAATACCGGTTGGTGAGTCTTCCCGCGCTGTCCCAGTAAGGGATCATGTCCCTGTTCGGGGTGTACTTGCTCAGGATGGAATTAACATTGATCTGGTCGGCGTCCATCGTCCCGTAGGACGTGAGGTTCGTGAACTTTGAATCCACGAACTGCTTGTTGGCGGCATCCGTGTTTGCCGAAGGCGCCGCAACCCCGAGGATCCTCTGGTTGGCTAGCGTGATCGTGCTCGAGGACGTCAACGGCCCGGTCAGCGCAGTGGTTCCGCCCAGCGAGGTGTTCGTCAGGGAAAGACCAGTACCGGTTCCACCAACTCGATCCACCTTCGAGCTGTCAGACACCTCCGCCGTCGGAGATGGGAGGCTGAGCAACCACCGGCCGGTACTGGTCAAAGCGGAACCCAGCACGTTGGTCCAGTCGATCGAGGCCGCGCTCGACGGGGACCACGTATACATCCCGCCCTTGCCATCCCCGGCGGTGACCCGGCCTTGGGTGATTACTGACGGGTTAATCTGGGACGGGGGTCTGTTGGTCAGGTCCCGGATCGTTGGGACAACGCCAGGAGACGAACCCTGCGCAAGCGAGATGGCGCACAAAAACAGGCTCAGAATGAAACTTTTGATTTTCATGACTCGAATTCAGGATTGCATGCGGACCCAGGTGCCGGCCGTCGGGCGTGTGATGGAGTTCGGAATGATGTAGTCGATGCCGTCGTCGAGGTTCGTGTCGAGCGGCTGGAACGCGAAGTCACCTCCGGCTCCGTCGTTTGGCGTGTTCAGGTAAAGAAGCGTGCGGATTTCAAACTCCGCCGATGGTGTGGTCGCCCGCAGTGCCGGAACCCCCTGGAGAGCAACTGACCCTCCAGAGCTTCCCGACCCACCGGACCCACAAGAGGATGGAGGCCAGGACCAGTTGCGGAATTTCCAGCCTTCGGTTTGTGCAAGTGGGCTGCTCATGGTCGTAAAAGTGAAGCGGCCCCGCCCCGGAAGCCCAAGGCGGGGCCGACTTCAGAGTTGAATCACCACTTAGGGAGTAGTGGCGTTGTTGGCCGTCCAGTCTCCGCCAGCATCCAGCGCGCCAGCAGGCTGCTCGTGCTCAGGCACCTCGAAGCTGAAGTTCTCGATCCAGAGCGAAGCCGCCGGGCAATCCACCACGCAGGCGATCTGCGCGTTGAACAGCTTCACGGACTTCTGCGGGATATCCATCGTGCAGAACGCACTCTGGTTGAACTTCGCCCACTCCTCGGCGCTGGCGGAGGTGTTCTCCTTCACGCGCGTCTCGATCACCGCGAGGTAGATCGTGGACCAGTCGAGCAACAGCATCCACCGGCCGGCATTCTGGATCGCCGTGCTCGCGCTTCGGTGAGCCGAGATCAGGTCGTCGAAGGACCGGTGAGAGACCACGCGCAGGGTAACCCCGGCCGGGAAGTCCAGCTCGAAGTCCGTGAACACGAACCCGAGGTTGGTCTTCTTGTCGCCAGGCGCTTGCATGTTGGCGCGATACGCACCCTCGTAACGGCCCGTGAGGTACCGCCAGAGACCCTGGACGAACTGAGGCCGATACGCGGAGTCCACAACAACCTCGATGAGGCTGCCGTTTCCGCCGTTGTCTTCCCGCTGGCGACCGATGTCGTACAGGAACGACTGGAGTTCGACGAAGTTGACCCGCTGGCCCTGGAGATCCAGAACCCGGCCGCACTCGTAGAGCTGCTCGTAGACGCCGACCATGTTCGCCCGGCGACCGACCACCCTCGCGGAGATGTCGCTGAACGCAGACAGGGTCGTCGAGCTGACGGTTGCGAGATTCTTCCAACCGGTCTCGGTCTGGTTCGCGAACGGCTTGCTGAAGAAGAAGGCATGCGCGAGGCGCTTCTTGAAGTCACGGGCCACCTGCGCGTTGACCTCGATCGGCTCCACGTGGAGGTATTCACGGTACAACGGGTTGTTGTCCATGATCCGAGTCTTGAACTCCCGGGTGTACTCGTCATCGCAGAGCGACCACTGGGTGTACTGAATCCACGCCAGGTACAGCTGCTTGGTGTTCAGCGCGGGGATTTGCTTGCACCAGGCCTCGGAAGGCTGGACGTTGTTCAATCCGCGGAAGATCAGGCCGGTCGTGGTGAACTGGACCTTGGCCGCCGGAAGTGCGGTGGCGGCGTTGCGGCTGTTCAGGTAAACGCGGGTGACCGTGCCGCTCTGGTTCACGGCATCAACAACCACGTAGGCCGAGCGGACCGCAGATCCACCGGACGACAGCGCCGAGATGAAGATCTCCAGTCCCGCCGGGAACCAGTCAGGATCAGCGGGAATCGAAGACGTGCTCTGAGCATCGACGTAGTGGGTGTACGACGCGCTGTTCGGCGACGTTCCCGGGGTCGAGCTGGCATTGGTGAACTTCCAGTAGTTCGGGTTGAGCACGCCCTTCCGGCGAATCGGCACAAACGGCTCGGTCTCCGAATAGATCGACCCATTGATCTTGCGCGGAAGCGGCTTCTCCAGCTTCTCAGCATGGGCAATCAGGAAGTCGGAAAGCGTGATCTCCTGGACACCGCACATCCGACCCTCCATCTGGGTCTGGAGTAGCGCGTCCATGTGGCGGAACCTGTGGTTCGCGTCCCGGTAGATGGCATCCAGCTCGTCAGCCGTGGTCGGGCTGACGTCGGCCATGGTGAGCCCCTCGCAGGAGCCGAAGTCACGGCGAATTAGCGGGGTGCATTTGGCAAAGATTGAGGTCGTGTCGGATACGGGCATTTTGGTGACGTCGTGTCACCAGCAGTTCTACACGATACCCAGCACTTTCCTCAAATGAGGGTGCTGCTTTCCTGCGGCACCGTCTGACTCCGACTTCGGGGTGGGGGTCGGTGTTGATGCGCTTGCCTCAACAGGCTTTGCTTCCGGCTCGCGCCCACCGTCGCCGTCTTCCTTTTTGCCCTGACCAGGCTCAGGCTTTGCTGCGGACGGTTTTCGCTTCACGGACCCTCCAAACTTGGCGATTTTGTCGGCCTCAACCTTGAAATTCGCAGCAGTCGCAGCCCGGACATCGTTCTGGATGGCGGTCAAAATGGTGTCCTCGTTCACGGTCCAGTGATCGCCCTGCTTGGCTTTGCTGAGGCCGTGAAACTGCCGCATCGGCAGGAAGGTCTTGTAGCCAACAACCTTTCCTCCTGGCCCGAGGATCGGCAGCTCTCGGTCAGCCTCGGGTTGCTGCAGGATTTGGCTCTCCAGTTGTTCAGCAACCGTCATCAGGGTCGTATGGACCGGGTTCTTGTCGTCGAACGGAGCCCCGTTCTTCAGGGCAAACAGCTCGGCGAGCGCCGGCTTGACGCTTTCGTGGAGCTGCGTGACCACGCCATGCAGGAGCGGGTGTTCATCGGCCAGCTTGGACACGTCAATGCCCTTGGATTCGGGGTCCGCGGTCTCGACGGCGTCCTTGATGAGGTCCTGCTCCCACTTCGTCTGCTGGGGCTCCGCCGCCTTCACTGCCCGATCCCTGGCGATCTGGCGTTGCACGGGTTCGGTAACCTTCCGCGCGGCCTCCTCGGCTTTGGTGGTGGCAATCTTCGCCCCGATGTGGCGCTGGGCCGCCTTTCGCTCCTGGTCCGTAACGAACGGCTCGTTCTTCTCGTAGAACTCCGCGTGCTCTGAAGCCTCCGAATCGAACTGCTGGCCCGGATTGGCCTTCTTCCATTCCGCGATGTATTGATCTTCCTGGCCGCCCTTGCCCCAGAACTTTCTGGCCTTTGCCTCAAGCCCCTTGAACTTCTTGGGGTCGATCTCCTCAAGGGCCTGCAGCTCATCGACGTCAATTTCCTCGGGAAGCTCCAAGGCTGCGGATTCTGGATCCTTGGTTTGCGAGGCTTTCCGAATGTCGTTCGCGGCGTCCCGGAGGGATTCCGTCGCCCGCTTCAGCTCGTCGGCCCCTTCAACACGCACAACCGGCTGAGCCTTATGGACTCGCTTGACCGGTTTCTCGGGATCCGGGGAAGCCTCCTTTTTAGGCGGCTCCACCTTTGCTTCCGAATCCTTCTTCTCGCCCTTTTCATCCTTCTGTGAGGCTTCAGGCTTGGGTTGTCCCTCGGGCTTTTGCGGGGCCTTGTCCGCCGGCTTCGGCTTCTCAGGCTCAACCTTTTGCCCGATCCCGAGTGCTGCCCGGAGTGCTGAATATGCCGGAGCAGCCGGCTTGGTTGCTGGTGCGGCCTCTTGAGTTGGCGTGGCCGGAATCGCCGTGGTGGTGTCGCTCATGGAATTACTCTGGTTTCAACAAAAGCATCTCGATCCGTGGTCGCGAGCCGCTCGAGCTCGGTAATCGCTGCAGTCAAATCGCGCGCGCGGACAGCATCAGCATGGGTGGCTGCTGAGATTTCCTCCGCACTGGCGAACTTCCCCATCGGCATGCCCGCCACGGCGTTTCCGATCTTGAACGCGCAGTGGTCACGCTCGCCGCGAAGGATTCGCATGAGGACATCAAATCCCGGTGACGCGAGAAACTTCACGAGTTCACCGGACTCAGACTGCCCCAATGCTACCTGCTCAAAGGTCATGCTCCACCCATTGCCGGAGGCTCCTGAGGCGCCAATGCCAGGAGGAACTGGCTCAGCTTGTCCGACAGCGCACCCACCTGCTGGGCGATTGCCGCCGTAGCCTCATCACTCTGCTGGGCATGCTGCTGAAGGCCGCCCACGACCTGACCGACCTGTGCGTGCGACTGCGCGAGTTGGCCAATGTTTTGACCGTCCTTCTGCTGCTGTTGCGCCACGGCTCCAATGGCCTGCTCGACCTGCTGGCCAAACGCCTGCAGCTGCTGGTCGGACTGCTCCTTGACCTTCTGAATCAAGGCGGCCACCTCTTGCGGATTTGGCGGCATGTTCTTGCCGTCGATCTTCAGGTACATCTCTTCGGGAAGCCCCATCATCTGGAGCGCCGTGTTGTAGATCTTCGCCACCTGATCAGGCCCCATCATCTGGGCCAGCGCCTGATTCGAGGCGGCCCGATCCAGGAACGCCAGCATCTGCTGGGCGACCTGAGCATCCTGCGTCCGCACGGAGTCTTCCCGCGTCGAGAACAAAGAGGTGAATCGCAGCGCGGCCTTCTTGCCTTTTACGACGGCAGCGCCCGGGCGTCCGTCCACCTTCTCCACCTCGAGTCCAGCCTTCTTGAGAAGCTCGAGCTGGCCATCCTCCAAGTTGGCGACCTCCACCAGGAAATCGTCGTCACCGTGAGCCAGGAGTGCCTCGTAGTGCATCAGCTTCCGCTTAGCCTGGGCGTCTGCCACGTGGGACGCTGTGAGCGACCTGCGCGTCATAGAGGCTCCCGTGTTGATCTGGGCTTCCTGGGCGGAGATCTGGTGGGAGGCGGATACCCCGAGCTCGTGCGGGGAGAATCCCAGCACGCGCTCGATGAACGAGATCATCGTGTTGAGCATCCCGATCTGCTCACCAACACTCGCCTGAGGCATCTGGGCGACCGAGAATAGCTGATCAAATCGCAGACCCTGCCGCTCCAGAGCGTTACCCGAATACTCGAAGACCTCCATACCTCGGACCATGTTCTCGGAGTTGTTCACCAACCGGTCCAGGAAGTCCTTCGGGACCGCATCCGAGTTGACCCCCAAGATGCGGATCAGGTTTTTCTTCACCGTCAGCATCGACTGGGTGAGGATGTTTCCGAAGTGGTCCTGATGCGGGATCGTCTCCAATGCGAGTGAGATCGGTTGATCGGCCTGGGCATCGTTGTCGTAGAGATCAACCACCAGCGGGTGATACAGCCAGGGCTGGCAATGAATGCATACCCGGTCCCCGGCATACATGAATCGGTGCCAGACCGGATACTTGTAGTCGTAGAGTCCGTAGTCCTTCGGGACGATTCGCTCGAAGTAAACGACCTGATCAACCCCGACGTCGTCGCGTACCTTGGAATACTTGAAGGCGTTTTTCTCGCGGTCGTTGTCCGAGACACCGCTGGTGCCGGCAAAGTTCGGAAACGCCATCTGGCACGGGTAAAACTTCGAGAACCACTGGTAGTCCGATGATGTCCGCCAGGACTGGGCTCCAACCGATAGCTTGTCCGTGTTCCAAAGCTCCTTGTTGGCCGCCATCTCGGCGTACCTGCGCATCACCCAGTAGCCGGCATACGAGCAGCCCGTCTCGAGATTCAGCGTGTACGGGGCGTGATTGGGATCGTAAAAGGTTCTCGACGGATGCGGGGTCTCCATCTTGATGCCCTCATTCAGAACCCTGTCTTTGCCGTCGATGGTTTGGGTGTTCCTCCACCACTCGGACACGGGGAAATTGATGCACATCCCGTACTTCAGGGCCTGAAGGATTGACTGCCGCACCACCATAGGAACCCCGGTGTCGGTCACGCATTGCTCAACCCGACGGTTCAAAACCTTGGCGAGCGCGCGATCGGTAGGGCCGGCCACGTTTGCCTCGTAGCGGAAGAACGGGTGGAGATTGATGGACTCGAACAGTGAGGCCTGCCGGACCTTCACGTAAGTCATCACCACCGGAACGAGCACCTCCCAGAATGTTGGGAGGTCAATCTTCTTGGCGGCGTTCTGGAGATTCGCAACTACATTGCCGGTGTAATCCAGGTACTTACCCTTGGCATTGACCACAGGCCTGACCAGGTGACCTAGGCCGACTTCCTTGGCGAGCTCCTGTGCCTCGATTTGAGACTGGGCGTTTGAACTTCCGGCATGGCGATTGATGAATCCCCGAACAAGGGATGCCGTGGTCTGGTTCAGCGGTAGCTGGTAGGCATCGTCAATGGCACGGTAGATCCTGGCAGCCCTCAGGGAGCGTCGGACACCGTCGTCAACCCGCCCCATGTGCACGTCGATCAACCCCCTCAACTCGTCCTTCTCTCCCCGCTTCGACGGGTTGGCCGCCCTCTCGAAGATGGCTTTGAGCTTGGGCTGGCTGTACCCGGCGTCCTTCAGGGCTTTGATGTCAATCATGTCGGAGTGATGATCTGATCCGCGGCTTCTTGCAAGAGCCCATCAGCTCTGGTGCGTTCGTGCGGCGGCAGCTCTGCTGTCACCGATGCCCGGACGACCATCTGCGCCCAGACCGTTGGCGCCACCTCTAACTTGATGTCCGGACGGAGCTCGTCGGTGCGAAGCGAAAAATTCCCATTTGGTAGTCGTCGCAGGCATTTTCCGTACAGCTTTATGGTAACCTCCGCAGTCCCGTCAGGGAGCTCTCGGAGCCTTACCGAGCTAGTCTTCGCCGCCGGCTTCGGTTTCCTCGGCGCCTTCACAGGATTCGCATTTGGTGAGCTCGATCTGAACCTCCAGGCCATTCTCACGCTTCGTCACGGACTTGACCGTGAACTGGATCCCAGTGGCGTAGTTCTCACTCACCTTTGGAACGTCCTTTCCAAAGAATGCTTTCGCCTGCTCGGCATTGAGGTAGACTGTCGGGCCGGTCTCTTCACCCTCCTTTGGGCCGACGGTCTCCGGAAGGTCGTATTTGCACATCAAGCTGTTCATGCTTTTCCTTGTAAAGGGGTTGGGCTACTCTGGCAACAGAAATGAGCTTTTGGGAGCCCCGCCTGTCCACACCCGGCAGAACACTTTGGAACTGCCGAAAGCGGTACGTGCTGTGTCATGGCCCGCGACGTGGAGGGAAATCGCTGGCGATCGCTGACAGGATGATGCGGAACTCAGTCCTGATTCCAGGATCTGAAACCCTCATCCTGAGTCGGACGCTCGCCAAGGGTGAGCAGGGAGTCTGGCGAAACTTCACGAAGCCAGGTGGGGTTGTTGACAACTGGATTGCCGCAGGAAAGACGGAGTACGTGAAGCGCCGCAAAGGTGACTCAGGCCCAGGGTACATGCCTGGGTCCAAGGTTCCTTACTTCAAGATTCGGACATCCGGGTACCACTCCACCTTCCAGCTTCAGACGCTCGCCGAGGACGAAAAGGTTGAGGACAAATTCAAGGACATGACCTGCACCCAGTTCTACCTGGTGGAGGCCGACTCATTTGACCGCGAGGTTTTCGACACGCTACGGCAAACCCTGCGCTCCACCATCGTACCATTTGATAAACAGCAGGGCTTCCTGGATGTAAACCCACCCAAGGAAGGAAAGCACCACTGGCTCTACAAGCACTTCTTCGAGAAACGGCCAGACGATTGCGCGGAGATTATGTTCCCGATCGACCAGAACCCGTTCATTTCCGAGCAAGAGCGAAACGAGGTCTACTCCACCTACGAGCACGACCAGAACAAGTTAGACCGATTGTTCTACGGCAAGTGGGTTGAGGCCTCGGAGGGGAATGTTTTCTCGGACGTGTTCAACGAGAACATCGTTGTCGTAGGTGACCCATCCGCGGCCACAGTCGAGTACGCCGAGCTTGACTACCTGGACTGCCTTCGGCCAGCCGAGGGGTGCTTCGAGTTCGAGTTAGGCTGGGACATTGGTGACCAGAACTCGTCCGTTACCCTGGCGTCGCCGCGGCGCGCGGGATCTCTGCTGTGCTACGACTTGATCGACGAGGTCGTGGTGCTCAGGAAATCCATATCCATGGAGGAGTTTGTCAGCCGGGTGATGCGAATGCTCGACTACTGGACAAAGTGGGTGAAGGACGAGTCCGGGTTTTCTGAGCCGGTATTCCGTCACTGGTCGGACAGCTCCTCAATGAACTCGAAGATGACGATCTCCGGCACCGAGGCCATGCTGATCAACCAGCTTTCCGAAGGGAAGATTTCACTGCTTCCAGTGGTCAAGGGGAGGGGATCAGTCGATGACAGAAAGGACCTGATGCGGCGCATGCTCTACGAGAACCGTCTCGCGGTTTCCTCGCGGTGCGTCAATCACATCGACATGATGAAAAAGCTCCCACCAAAAATGGTGCGCATCAGTGAAGACGGCGCCGAGATCCCGGATGGGGTTGATCCGAATTCCCAGTTCAAACACGCCTTTGATAGTTCCACCTACATGCTGTCCTCATGCGTACCGACCACAATGAAGAGTTTCATCAATCGCCGGCCCGGCAGGTCACTTTCAGTAAGCTGGGGTTGACCCACACCTCGGATGTCGAGCTCTGGCTGCTGAATAGGACCTGGAAGTCTGGAGATGTCACGATCCCAGTTTACTGCGTTCACTGCGTCGATCCGGCCGGGGTTCCCAATATCGTGTTCTGGGTGGCCGGAAATATCCCCGGCTCATTCCAGGCTTCTGCCGCGGCCTGGTTTGGTGAATCCGGAATGGAGGCTCACCGCGACTGCTGGGTGCTCACTGGTTCCAAGATGCCCGACTGCATGGTTAAGGCGGCAGGAGTGACCCCGGCGTACTACCTGCCTAAGTTCGCGCAGGAGGAGGCTCCAGAGGTCATCGACGAGGAATTTCCAATGGAAGTCTGGCGGGCTTCCGGGGTCAGCGACCGGGCCGTGTTCCTAGCCGTCTGGACTGCGCTGATCACGACGATTCCAAAGTGGCTCGTAGCGCACCGGAAACCGGTCAACCTGGGGTTTTTCACGCTGACCGCTCTCCCACTCAGGGCTGCCTGGAAAACGCACGTCATGGCCCGCCTGCCCACCTTGGGCGCCCTGCTGTCTGGAACTGGCTGGCCTGCGATAGCTCCAACGGTTGGAACCGCTGAGCTTGGCGAGGTTCACGAATCAGACCACGGGCCTATCGTTGGGTGGAACATTGAGGTCCTCCAGGGTCCCAGGTGGCGGAAGTACATCAAGGCCGTCGAGAGTGCTCGCCTGAAATCATTCCCGGGCGAATCCTATCTTCAGCAGTGGGGGGCAATCATTCACGGACTCAAAGATGAAATCGTTCAGATCCTACGCCAGGCAGACGAGAAAGCGGATCTCCCGGCTGGTGCAATTATTCGCGACCCTCAGACGCACGGCCGCAGACTCGCTGCGCGCACTGCCACCAACTCGCGCGGCAAGGCTGTTAATGACCGGATTGAGTTACCTCGCGCTGGCATTGTTGGCAGAGGCGCTCTTGCCTCGGATTCAGGTGAGGTCGTTGAGGCGACGAAGACTTCTGGGGTGCGGTCGATGTCCTTTGTTCGACACTCAAAGGAAAACGTGCGGAACACCTGGGACCCTGTTCGAGGACGTAGACGGGGAAAGTAGACCGATGGGGTGCTGGTGCTACCTGCCATCAGCAACCGTACTGCCCAGCAAGGAGTGCTGGCTTTCCGTCAACGAATTCGGGCCTGGGTGGAAACCGGAGCCCTTCGCCTTTTGGCGTCGCTGGAGGTTTCGCCGGCTTCGTGTTTTGCCAGGAACTGATCCCATTCCTCGGCTCGCACGGAAGCCTCTTCCTGAGTGAGTCCCCAGGTTGGTCCAGCCGGACCAAATTTCCCGGCAGCGAATCGAGTCCCCATCGGCATTCCCAGGAATGAGGTTACCACCATCCACTTGCCGTCCGGTTGCCGCTTTGGGACTGCCCTCTTTCCATGAAGCTCAGTCAGCGCCTTCATTTGGCTCGATTACCAGCTCGGCCCCTTCGCTTCCTTTTGAGACCAGCCGCGTGTTTACGCAGTGTCTTGGAATCCATTTTCGCGAGTCGTCCAACGGCAGCAATGAGGCAATCCTGGAGAGTGGAATAGGCCCCGTCGTTGTCGCGATCCCTCTCGTCTGAAATGCAGATCGTAGCTGAGACTCGAAACTCTGGATACACCGCTCCATCCAGGCCTGTTTCTTCGGGTCCGTGATTAGCCTGCCCCGGGTCAGCATCTTGGAATTTTTGAAACTGGGTACGTTCCCGATTCCGCCCACGACCAGCTTGATACTCTGCGAATTGTTCACGAGTCCACCCCACCTAGCCCTCCCGGACAATTGTTCGTCCCTCGACCGCAGCCTGGATGAGCTCCTCCTTGGTCGGCGGCGGCTCCTCAGGCTTTGGCTCGGGAGTCGGAATCAGGATAAACGCCCACGCCACCTTCGAGCAAAATACGAACGGACCTCCGATCGGTCGCCATCCGGTGCTGATGATTTCAGCGGCCTGCCTGTTGAGCCCGCTTAGCGTGCTGTCTTCTATGATTTTTGGTTCCATGAATGTGGTTCTAGATAGCCTTTTTCAGCAGCCCACTTCGGGCATCGGTGAATCAGATCGTGGCACACGCGGCACACGGAAATCCAGTGCGTTCGGTCGTTCAGTAGCTCACCAACCCGCCCGCGCTTGTGGTGGATCTCTGAGGCCGCACGAGACCTACAAGCCTCGCACACCGAAACCTCCAGTAGGTGAATCTCCCGCAGCTTGGAGTACAGCTTAACCAGCTTCGCCCTGGACTTGCTCATGGAGCGGATCCGCTTCGGAGTGCGGCTTTCCTTGCGGCCGGCAATCTGCACCCACAGCGCCTTTGGGCGTGGTTTGGTTCGGCGTTTGATCATTGGCGCCCCCTGCGGTTGTACTCCCTCAGGAATGTTCTCCCGAAGATCGGCCAAGCGTAACGGATAGCAGCGGTGATGTGCTTGCACTCCGCGGTTCGTCCGGCCTGTCTTGCTGGGTGAATGCGTGTCCCGAAGTGAATGCAGGAGCATGTCCCAGCAAAGTCGGCCTCGGCAAGATCCACCAGGTATCGAGCCTGCGTGGTCCAGCTTCGAACGTAGTACCGGAAGAGTTCACCTTCGATTGGCTCAACCCGGCTCTCCTGGTTTCTGGAATCTTTCCGCGAAGTCGGCGTAGACATGGAGGTCGTCGAAGTTGTCTTTTTTGAAGGCGCGCGCGGAACGCTGGGCTTTGAACTGAACCATCATCAGCGCCACCACCTCTGGCGGAATTGGGTGGCTCAGCGTGATCCCATAGTGCTGCTGAAGTAGACCCGTCCACACCAAGCCAATGTTGGTGTGACTCGTCTTGGGGTCACCATAGACTTTTCCACGCTCCACCTCGATGGCCTTCAGCTCTGGTGTCACAGAGCCATCTGCTCCTGTTCAGGGTCGTCAAGCTCCACGGTGATGTATTCCTTCGGAGCCACCCACTTGGTGCTGATGCGGGCCGAGACCTTGCGCACACGCTTCCCGCGCTTCGGTAGCGGGGTGATCTCCACGTCGATGGTTACCAGTGGTGTTCCGAGACCCTCACCGTTTGCGAGGTCCTCGTTGAGCTTCTTCTCGATGATGGGAAGGCGCTGATCCATGGCAGCCTTGATGGCCTGCATGATGCGCTCGGAGTAGGTGGTGGTCATTTAAGTATTTGTGCCGCCGACATGAGTGAAACCAATTTGTCCGCCTGCACCCTCCGGGCGGCCTGCCGCGCTTTTCTGGCGGCGGAGTCGGCGGCGGCGGTGGCGGCGTAGGCGTCGGCGGCGGCGGCGGAGTCGGCGGCGGAGTCGGCGGCGGCGGTGGCGGCGTCGGCGGCGGCGTAGGCGGCGTCGGCGTCGGCGGCGTCGGCGGCGGCGGCGTAGGCGGCGGCGTAGGCGGCGTAGGCGGCGTCGGCGGCGTCGGCGGCGTCGGCGGCGTAGGCGGCGGAACGGGCGGAGAGCCACCGTTCGCGCGCCGGTTTTTTTCCGGCAGCCCATTCCGAGTACAGCGCGGCAACTCCCTGAATCGCGTCCCTGGTGGACTGAGCCTTGGCGTGTCGGATGGCGCCGTGGTCGGGATCCACAAGCAGCCAGTGGGCGAACTGAGGCCAGACCATCGACAGGTCTGCGCCAGGCTGGATTGCCGATAGGAAACGCTCGGGCCATTCCCGGGAATCCGGGACGCTGAGGCCCTCAAAGATTCCGTCCTCGAGTTGGGCGAGCACTGCTGGAATTCCGAGTTCCTCTTCGTACGCGGAGTGACTGTACCCATGGAGCGTACAGCCGATTGCGCACCCCTTCTGCGACTGCTTATCCCAGGTTACTCCCTGGACGAGTTGATCCGCTTCCCGGTGCTCCCGGACGCGGTTGAGGTACTTGGTTTTGATGTCTGAGGAGCCGTGAAAGGCGAGGAGAGGCGTGGTCATGGTGGGTTACTCGGTTTGGTTGGAACGCTTGAGAATGAGTGCTTAGCGTCGCTTCTTCCTGTCACCATTCGCCGTCGAATTGATGGCAGCGGCGAGGGCGCGATCCTCCAAGATTTTGAGCGCACGTTTCGCGAGGCCACCGCTTTCAGGGACCTCTTCAAGGGCAACCTGAGACCACGCCTCGATCGAAACAAACACCTGCCACCCGCGCAGCGGTTCTCCACGCTTGCGCTTCGGGATGATGAATCCGGCAGATGTCGATGCCCCGCGGATGTCGTTTTCCTTGATGCGTTTCGCGGCGCGATTGTAGGCGCGCAGAACGGCGTTTCCGGTGGCTGTTTCCAGTCGGAGGCGTGGTTTGGTTTTGGTGGTTTTGCTCATGTGAGATTATTTCGATTTTGGGTTTGTGAAATGCCAAAGGGCTTCCGCCAGAACCCGCAGTCTTTCGATCCTGACATTTGGGTCAGACGGTCGCGTGTTGTTAAAGGCTCTGGAAACAGAATAAACTCCTCGGATGATGAATTCTGGAATTGAAACCATCACCATTTGTTCTTCCACGACGACCCACCTTTGTTCAGATACCATCGCTACAGTCAGATCCACGACAGTTCCGTTCTCTTCGGCGAGCAAAAATGCTTTTCCAGCGATCTTAGTGTAAACTAGTTTGCGCCACAGCTGTTGCGGGAGGCCATCCATTACCGCAGCGATAACAGCCCCACGCTTTGCTGCTTCGACGGCCTGTTGAAAGGTCAGGTACTTCTTCTTTTTGCTCATGCGTCGCGAACTGTTCCACGTGGAACATTTCATGTCAAGTGGTTAGTTTTTGTGGCGAGGCCGCTTCTCCTCCTCGTGCTCCAGGCGGCTCACCGGGTCGAACCTGCCTACGTCCATCCTGAACATCAGTCGGATGTCTCCAGTCGGGCCGTTCCGGTTCTTCGCCAGGCTCATGATGATCTTCTTGTTCACGGGATCCTCCTGCTCCTCGGGTGGCGTCTCTGCCCACAGGAACTGGATAAAGTCGGCGTCCTGCTCGATGTCTCCGCACTCCCGAAGGTCGGACTTCTTCGGGCGCGAGGCGGCACCGCGCTGCTCTACAGATCGGTTCAGCTGAGCCAGGCAGATCACGACGATGTTGAGCTGCTTGGCTAGGTTCTTCAGGCCCGCGGAGATCTCTGCCACCTCGAGCCGGCGGTCGTCCTTCCCGCGCTTTGATGAGCCCGTTACCAGCTGGAGGTAGTCCACGAGCAGGACCTTGATCTTGTGCTTCTGAACCCACCTCCGAGCCACGGACGCGATCTGCCGGATGGAGATCGGGGACTGGTCTACGATGTAGATCGGCAGCTTCGACACGATCCCGGCCCCTTTCACGAGTGAGACCATCTGGGGGTGAGGCCTGCCGTCCACCATGGGCTTGCTGATGTGCTGGAGGTTGGACGGGTGATCGGATACCCCGGCCTCGCTGGCCGTCATCCGGCGAAGTAGCTGGTCCTGCGGCATCTCCACCGAGATGCACCCGCACGGGATATGCCGGGCCATGTTCAGCAGCATCCTCAACCCGATGGCCGTCTTCCCAGTGCTCGGCCGCCCGGCCACGATCACGAACGACTTCAACGGGTAGCCCATGAACTTGAAGTCGAAGTCCTCGATGCCGGTCATGACTCGCTCACCCAGATCCCCTGCGGCCTCCCGCTGCATCTGGTTGACCACATCCTGCATGACCTCCTTGTTCGACCGCTCGGCAATCTGGGTGTCCCGGATCTTCAGGGCCTGCTCCTCGAACTGGCTCACCAGGGTATCCGGATCGTCCTCGGTCGCGTGGATCACCGCCGCCGTGGTGACGCAGAGGTTCGACAGCTTTCGGAGTAATAGCTTCTCCCGGAGTATTCCGAGGTAGTAGGTCATGTTTGCCGCGCTCGGAACGGCATCCATCAGGCCCGACAGGTAAGCGATCCCGCCCACGGACTCCAGCTTCTGGCGATCCTTCAGGTACTGCTGGATCGAAATCAGGTCGATCGGCGTGCCGGCCTCGGACATCTTCAGGATAGCCTCCCGGACCTCCCGGTGCCGAAGGTCGTAGAACGATTCCTCTACCGTCCGCTCCGCCAGCAGCTGGACACAATTGGTCGGGTCCTGAAGGCAGCAGGAAAGCACGCCCTGTTCGGCCTCCATGGAGTGCGGTGGGAGCCGATTGCGGGTTGCCGAGAGTTCGACGGCTGCGATAAGGGCTGTTTCTTGAGCCGTGGATGGCCCGCCACGCTCTCGGATGAGGGCGCCCGCTGTCCTATGGTGGTCCTGGGTGCTCAACGCCGTAGGGAGTCAAAATTGAAGTCGGGGTCGAGCTTCCGGATGGCAACGCAGGCGGCTTGGTAGGCCTGGCGCTGTTCCGCGGTGGCTTGGTCGTGCCAGCGCGGGCCGCCCGGGAAGGCTGGGGAGTTGCTGACAATGTTGGCGTGGGGCTCAATTGCGCGGCGTAGGGCTGCGGCGTCGCGGACTACGGGTTGGTTCCGATTGTCCCAATACTTCACGAACTTGGATTGGCGGAAGAGCGTATCCGGGGTGAGGTACTGGGCCATCTCTGGGTTCGTCGCCCAGAGGTCCACTTGGCGGGTGATCATTCGCTTAACCCCGGCAATGTCGCCTTTGACTTCGGAAAGGCGTCTGAGAATGGAAGATCTCCGGATGGCGTTCAGGGTGAACTCCCTGCCCGTAGCAGCTTCGAGGTGCGAAATGATCTCCTGAACCTTCAGGTCGTCTTCGGATTTCTGAGAACCTTTAGGAGAGGATTCTTCTGGGGGATTCAATACTGGTTGATTCTGGGGGGTCGTGGAGCGACCCACCCCTGGGTCGTGGAGCGACCCACCCTCCGTCGCCACACGACCCACCTCTTGTTGGCCTTTACCTCTAACCTCGACCTTCATCGAACCAATGTTGATCTCTATCGAACTGCTCGTGTGGCTTCCATTCTCGCGAAACCTTGGTGACTTAGTAATGTATCCAAGGGCCATCAATTTCGCGATTGCGTTTTTGACGGTCGTTTCACACTGGGATGTCTCCTTGCAGATCGTCTTTACTGAAGGGAAACAGACCGCCCCGGTTTCAGAATTTGGCTCAGCGGAATGATCGGCAAGACACAGTAACACCAGCTTCGTTGGCGCGTGGTCGATCTCCTGCTTCCAAGCCCAGAAGGTTACTTGAGCACTCATTGAATTAACCCCGGCCGGTGTTGGCCGACCGGGGATTGTTTGAAAGGGGGCGCCCGCTAAAAGCTGGTCTGGGAGGACCAGTGGGATCTGTCTGCCCAGCAGACCCCGCGAGCACAAAGGATTGTTTCGACCACCCCCTTTTAAGGGTCATCGGCGGGATCACCGCTGGCCAAGTACGTCGCACGGATGGCCGGTCCGCGCAACCCGAAAAGTCATCGCCTCACCCACGCCATCACATTGAGCGCCAAAACGGCCGCCAACAGCGCCAGGAAGGCCGTGGTGACTCCGAGCGCGATCAGGCCAAGCAAGACCCAGGACGCGATGTTGCGGAGGGTGGTCATTTGAGGATAGACCTCAGTTCCACGTCAAACCACTCTACCAATGCGCGGACTTCATCTCTTGTGGCTGGGTGAAGTTTGATGACCGCATCGTTTTTCTTCCACCACGCTGCGACCTCCCACTTTCCAGTGATTGCCCGGCCCGCTCCACACCAGTCGGCAACCATCTCCAACACGCATTCTTTCGGCATTCTCAATGGGATCGTTTCCCCGCGGTCCCACGTCAATAACCAGTGCTGCCAATGGTGTGAGCCTCGCCTCTGATGAAGCCTCCAGGCCTGCATAAACTCTTCCGTCTCGTAGTACGTTTTCCTGGTTCCGTCAGCCTCGTAAAACGTCGAGGCATACGGCCACCATTCGGATGGAAGGAACTTGTGCCAGTCGTGAACCAGCAGCCGAAACCTTCCAACTCCCAAGGCCCTACCAGCGATCCAGACAAAGTATTTATGGCGAATCAGGTAAGCGAGGTACGCAATGTGTCGTTTCATTCGATGAAAAGTCTCACTGCCCGACGTGAAAGCGGCATGCGGCGCGCAAAGATAATCTCGTCATCGTTTTCGGCGACAATGCCATCCACCTGCATGGCGACCATCCTATACCCGAAACCGTGCAGCATGATGCGCTCCTCGCGCGTAAACCACCTGAACAGGCCGTCGATGGTAGCGCACCCGAATCCAAGATTGTGGATTTCGGCATGCTTTCGGACAAAACAGTTGATGGCGAATCGGACTCCATGTGGCCCAATTCTCTGAATCAAACCCTTTGGCTTGCTCTCGTGGTCCACGAGCCACCGTTCGGTCATTCCGGGCTTGAATGGCCCTCGGCCTTCGTTGTCCTGATAGCGGAAGACGGTCATGAGTCCACCTCAGTCGGCTCTTCGGAAGCGGACTCCTCTTTGACCAGGATGTTCAGGGCCTCGTCAGCCTTAGCCTTCAACTGCCTGGCGTGGAAGATCCTCTCTCGAAGATCATACTTCTTTCCGACGATGCCGGCGTGGCGGGCGATCGACTGAGTCAGCGCCGCCACATGCTGCTGTGTGGATGCCATCATCGGCGCGTGGTCACACCGTTGCCAACCGCGCGGCAAGCGCCTTGGTCATCTGCAGGTCGTTCAGGCAGTATTCCCTGGCCTTGGCTGGATCAGAGGCCAACAGAGCCCCGAAGTCCGCTCCGTTGCCGGTCTTCTGGCCCAGCCCGAGCGCCCGGCAGATCCGGTCGAGGTTGCCCGGTGCCTGACGGTCGCCGAGCTGCCAGGTCTCGCGAAGATCCCAGACATGCGTGCCCAGGAAGTACCGATCCACCCAGATCGCCGGGTGGGCTACCTTGTGAACCCAGGACCTGCGCAGCAGGAACGGCAGGTCGAACGACTTGATGTTGAAGCCAACCAACTTGCTGGTGGATCGGATCGTCAGGACAGCCTGAGCCCAGAAGGCCGCCAGCAGCTGGGCCTCGGTGACGCCGTCCGTTGCTGTGATCACGACATCGGTGTCGTTGCGGGAGTATGAGATCGCACAGACCTCACCGGTAAGCGCCGACAGTGCGCCGTCCTTCACGGCCTCGACCTTCTTCTCAGCGATGTACGCGGCGATCTTGTCGGGGTCCTTGTAGTTTCCGGGGGCGGTGATCTCCGGAAGCAATCCGTTGGCCTCGATGTACTCGACCGGAAGCGGGCGCGTCTCGATATCAAAGACGAGGTGGGATTTGATGCTCATTTTGTATTATGTTGATGGATAGGTAGTTACATCAAAACGGAACGTCATCCCCGTCACCCGGAGGCGGCGCGCCGTCGTTGTCCGACGGGAGGTGCTCCTGCTGGAATGGTGCGGGTTCCGGCTGGGGCGGTGGTGTTGCGGCCGGCCGCTGAGCCGGAGCGGCACCGTTCAGGTACGCTGACCAGTTCGAGCCCAACCCGGTAAATCTGGACTCCCGCTGGCCCTGAATGAAGTACCCCATGGCGAGCGCCAGAACATCCCTCGGCGTTGGCGGCTCCCCGCAGACCTCGGAGATGGCCGCCGAATTGGCCTTGATCACCTGAATGGCCGCCTTGATGCAGATGTCCGAAGCGATCATGTCGGTCCCGGCGGACAGCTTCACGCCGCGGAGATCCATGGTGCCGGCTGGACGTTGCGCGGGTGCCGGTGATTGCCGCGCGGCAGGCTGGGCGGCAGGCGCTGAGGGAGCACCCTGGGTGGGGGCTGAGGTGCCGGGTTCGGCCCAGCAAATCTCCGCCACTCCGTTGACGTCCGCACCATACCGAATCTGGCCGGCGCGATCGCCCTGAGTCTGCTGGTAATGGTCGGCCTTGATGCCGCCCCACTGCCCTTTCTTGTCCTGACCCTGAATGATCCACACCCGCTTTCCCTTCGCAGAGGCATCGACAGTGTCGTGGTTCATCAGGCGGATGCTCAACTCGCCCCCAGGCATCTTCACAGCGATTCGCTGCGTGCTGTAGGGGCCGTAGTTCCCGTCCTTGGTTTCACATTTTCCGACATACTCGACCGTTCCGCTGATTCCGGTGATCGGTTGTCCCTTCTGGAGGCTCTTGACCTCGTCATACGTAGCAATTCTCATCGCGACGACGTTACCTGTTGACAGGGTCACGTCAAGGGGTATTCTCCGCCAGACGAAAATGTTTCCAACCAACATCAGGAGAGAAGGAGAAATCTCCCACGAGATGGCGAGGAAGCTCCCGTGGAACAAGACCAATCGGGAGATTGCCATGCAGTACAACCTGCCGATCCGGAAGGTAGGATACTGGCGCACAAAGCTCGGTGTCCGGCCCGTGCGCGGTAGCCGTGGCCCGGAGCCGATCGACCGCTCCACCTGGGAGTGGACGCTTTCCACGGCAGAGCTGGCTCGGCGGCACGGCATGACCCGGCAGCGCGTGCATCAGTTGAGGAAGAAGTTCGCCAACGGGGTCAAGAGCCCCATCGTCCAGGGCACGGCTTTGCGGATTTACCAGGCCCGGCTTTCAAAGCGCAGTGGCGGCTGCGTGTAGCGATTCAGCGACGAGATGGGTTTAGTTTTTACCATCCAACCGTGAAGGCGTCCCGGACCTGGGGCTGGTACAACGCCATGATCGCACCGCCAAATCTTCCATGACAGACCTACAATCAAAGCTGGTTCTTGATGCCTGCTGCGGCTCCAGAATGTTCTGGTTTGACCGCGCGAACCCGGTCGCTCTTTTCGTTGATAAACGGCGCGAGAGGCATCTGGCTTCCGATTGCTCGGTTAAAAACGGAGAGCGCGAGATCGTTGTTGATCCTGATATTTTGGCCGACTTCACCAACCTTCCGTTCCCTGATGACACATTCGTTCATGTTGTATTTGACCCGCCCCATGTTCAGCGCAACGGAGACACGAGTTGGATGCTAAAGAAGTACGGAGTCCTTCGTGGCGAATGGCGCGAAATGATTCGGAGTGGATTCAAGGAGTGCTTCCGTGTTCTCCGGCCTAATGGGACGCTCATTTTCAAGTGGTGCGAAACTGAGATTCCGCTGCGCGAAATACTGGAACTCACGCCAGAAACGCCTCTCTATGGGCACAGGACAGGAAAGCAGGCCAAAACCCACTGGGTGGCGTTCCTTAAAACTCGCCAGCCATGACCAACCAAATCGGAGACATCATCACCTTCAAGCTGAGGACACGGAGGTCCGCGCGTGTGGCGACACCTCCGCAGCTTGGTGGTCGCGAAGGTCGATCAAAGAAGCTGGCGCTCCTGCGCGGCAAGATCCGGGCGCTGATCTCCGAGACCACGCCGAACGGCGTCTACCATTTCGTTCGCGTGACCTACGTGAAGCACGATTTCGTTGTACCCATCCAGAACATCATCCCAAAGGAGCAGGTCGCCGAAGTGGCGTTCCGGCTCAGACTGCCAATTCCATGAAAAACATCGCTATCATCTACCACGACGCCGACTTCGACGGAAAGCTCTCGAACGAGGTCTGCCGGTTCCACCTCAGCAAGCTCCACCCAAAGGCCGCCATCCACTCCTACGGGTGGGATTACGGGCGTCCGGTTCCGCTCCCGGAAGTGCCGACTCCAGTCGAAGGTGAACACCACCCGGACAACCCCATATCCACAGGCACCTCTCTGCTTGAGTGGCGCTTCTGGGACGCCATCTACATCGTGGACCTGTCGGTGGACGAACTCATGGCGCGGCCTGAGCTGCGCGACAAGATCGTCTGGATCGATCACCACAAGAGCGCGATCGAGAAGTGGGACAAGCCGGAGTTTGGGCGCCCAGAGGGTGACGGTGGTCCGGAGTATGCGCTCGACCCTTTCACTGGCATCCGCATCGACGGAGTGGCCGCATGCCGGCTGTGCTGGCAGTGGTTTGTTTGGGGCAAGCTACCCAAAGGCGTGCTGCCGTCGAAGCAGGACAGCATCGAGCCACTCACCAAAGCCCTGTTCGTTGACTGCCAAGTATCGGAACCCAAGTTGATTCGCCTCGCCGGCATGTACGATGTTTGGGACCACCGCGACCAAGACGGAAAGGCGCTTCAGTTCGGGCTCCGCGCTTTGAGTGATTCCGACCTGTCCCGCTTGGTTCAAAACCAGTTCAGTGGAGAGCCGACCGGGGTGAAGTTGGACGATGTCATCACCCAGGGGAGAGCCATCAAAACCTACTGCGACCGCCAAAATGACGAGTACAGCGCGGCCTACTCACAGACCATCCGCTGGGAAGGGCTCACCTTCTGCGCGCTCAACATCGGCCAGCGCGGCAACAGCGACCTCCTGCGCGGAGGGATTACTCCGGAGCACGAAGCCTGCTTCGCCTGGAGGTGGACCGGGGACGCCGTCATGGTGAGCCTCTACCACGTCGATAACCACACCAACCACGACCTGTCCAAGATCGCCGTGAAGTACGGCGGCGGTGGGCACAAGGGCGCGTGTGGGTTCCGCATCTCGCTTTCTCAACTCGAATCCATTCTAACCAAGTAATCCCATGACCATCACGGAACTCTCCATCGAGAACGTCAAACGCCTACAGGCCATCCGCATCTGCCCGACGACCGGCAAGCCCGTCGTCATCACCGGCGACAACGGCCAAGGCAAGTCCTCCATCCTGGACTCCATCGAACTGGCGCTGACCAACGCCGGCCTTGAGGACCCCATCAGGCACGGAGCAAAGCGGGCCACCGTGAAGCTGAAGATGTCCGGCGAGGATCGGACCATCCTGGTGGAGCGGGTGATCCGCGGCGGCTCCCAGGAGCTGAAGGTCACGGCGGAGGACGGCAAGCCGATCTCCAGCCCGCAGGCATTCCTGAATGGGCTCATCGGGTCCATCGCCTTTGACCCGCTGGAATTCGTCCGGATGAAGCCTCGTGACCAGGCCGACACCCTGCGCAGGTTGGTCGGCGTGGATGTCCGACCCATCGACACCAGGAAGAAGCAGCACTACGACGAGCGGACCGTCGTGAACAGGCATGTGGACGGCCTGAAGGCTCAACTCGCTGCGATTCCACAGGTGCCCGAGGAGGTCCCGGACGCGGAGGTGTCGGCGGCGGAGTACGTGAAGAAGCGGGATGCCGTCATCGCCGCCGAGCAGGACGTGACTGGCTGCAGGCGGGTCGAGTCCGAACTGTCCAACGCGAAGACTGCACTGGCGGAGCGGATTGACAAAGGTCGAAAGCTCCTCGCGCAACTGGAGGCTGAAATGGTGGACGCCGAGAAAAAGCTGTCCGTTGCCTCGGAGAACGTCGAGAAGTCCATTGCGCGATTCAATGAGCAGGTCAACGCGAACGGCACACCGGATGCGCTGGCTACGGCGATTGCCTCCGTGGATTCCGTGAATGCTCAGGTCCGACTGAAGCAGAAGCGCGGAGACCTTACCAAGGCCATCGACGACCACGAACAGAAGGCCAAACTCCTCACCGAGCTTCAAGCCGAGTGCGACGCCGAGAAGGCGCGCCTGCTGGCCAGCGCGAAGATGCCGATCGAAGGCATGGCGTTTGACGAGGATGGCGTGACCATTGGGTCCGTCCGATTCGACCAGCTTTCCACCGGAGAGCAGATTCGCTCTTCGGCCATGATCGCCATGGCTTCCAACCCGGCCCTGAAGGTCGTGATGATCCGCGAGGGCGCTCTCGTGAATCAGGCCAACATGGCCATGCTCTGCAAGATGGCGGAGGAGCGCGGATTTCAGTGCTGGATTGAACGCTTCCAGGAGGCGGCAGGTGACACCGGGATCCACATCGTGGACGGGTCTGTGGCCGCAGTGGACGGGGAGGTGGTCAAGTGAAACCAAAGGCAATGATCGCTGTCATCCAGGGGTTTATGGATGGGAAGCCGATCCAGTATCGCCAAAAGAATCAAGGTCCAGGATGGTGCAACCATCTCGGTGATGACCCTGGGTGGAATTTTGACGAGTACGAGTATCGCTTGAAGCCTCGTGGTCCGCGTAAGTGCTACGTGCGATGGGATGGGAACGAGCTGCTCTGCCTGGACGAACGGCAGATGGAAGAGCCATACGATGACGACATGCGAGCTGAGGGGTGGATCGAGGTATCGGAGGTGGTCAAGTGAACGACTCCGACTATCTACGTGAGTTCGCTAATGCACTCCCGTTTGAGTCAGAGGCACGCGACCGATTACACGCCGTCGCTAACCGCCTCGAACGCCAGGAGCGCGTCATCGCTCGGTTGGAGCTTCGCCTGCGCTCGGCGTCCACTCCCACAGCACCTTGTGAAACCCAGCAATTGTGTACTGACTGCGGACCCGAAATTCCGGAACAAGGAAGCGCGGGTCAATCGGTCGGTAACCTCCCGGATCACAGTCCGGAACCCTAATGTCGTCCGGGCGGTCGTTGATCACCCAGACAGTGCCGCAGTGTCTAACGGCCCGCAGAAGGCGACGGCACTCCTCTAGCGGGAGGTGCTGGAGCACGTCCTTGATCAGCACGAAGTCGAAGTGCCACTCGGCGTCGGCGGCGTTCATGCGGACGCATGGGTTGGCCGTGCTCTTCTTGAATCGGGCAATAGCTTCCTCCGAAACATCGACACCAAGGTACGTTCTGGCCTCTATACCGCGGGCAATTTGACCATCACCACACCCAACGTCCAAGAACCTGACGCCCCTACATGGCGCGATTACTGCATTCAGATCCGAAAGGAACTCAGTTGCTCCACTCAGTCGCGACCCAGGCCCGGACCCATTCCCCCACCGGTCGTTTCGGTATATGTCGTCGAAGGTTTCCTGAAGGTTCATAGGTAGTTGCGCGCGTAGCTGGCGTAGGTGTTGTTGGCTCTGAGGATGTAGTCCTCGGTGATGGATTCAAACAGCCGCCGCCAGTAGGTCCTCCAGAGGTGGCAGACGATGACCCCAGGGAGTCCGTCAATGGTCGTGACTGGGTGAAGCTCGCAGTGGATTGGTCCGAGCAACCACCGGTCCACTACCGAGCAGAGCCCTGGGTTTGCGAGGTGGAGTTTCCATGGGAGCTGGACGGAGAATTCATTCCATCCGGTTCCGTCGAACCTCTCCCACTCGCGCAGCCAGAGCTTCTGGAACTGGCTTCCGCGCTTCGAATACATGACGGCATTGCAGAGCCCGATGGTCTCGTTCCCGCAGAACTCCCTCCCAATCACAGTGTCGAGTTGGATCCACTCCGGCGGGAACGGTGCCAGGGTAATCGTGTCGGTGTCCACGTAGAGCCCGCCGAGATCGTGGAGTAGCGCATGCCGGATCAAGTCGGAGCGGTGGGCGTACATCGGGATATGCTTCCCTCGCCAGGTGGTGTGGTTGGCAACCCGGCACACCAGGACGTTCGGAAGGTCAATCGCCCGCGCCCAGTCCTGCCCTGATGGAACCGTCCCGCACCAGACGATTACCTGCCAGTCCGGGTTGTTCATAGCCGCCGACCGGACAGCCACCCTCTCCACAATCCCGAACGGGTCGTTGTGGAGTCCAGTGATCAAGTGGATGAACTTGCTCAAATCGGAGTGACGATACCCCTTGACATGCACGAGTCAACGGCAATGCTCTCTACGTGACCGAAGCTGAGGAGATTGTCGCATTACGGAAACGGGTAGCTGACCTAGAGGCGGCTCTGCGCGGTGTCGGTGAATACGTGAAATGGAGCAACCCGCGCTCGCTGAGTCGTCGGGACCGTGAGGCCAAGCTGCTGGCCCTGCACGTCATTGTTGCGAACCTACCGGAGGATGACCAGCACCTGAAGCCCGTGCATCCGGTTCCTGTGGCCCACCCAGTCCACCCAATGATGGGGGAAGTGGTCGGGTAGCCCTTCTTCGCTTGCGCTCCAGCGTCATGGTGGTAGAAGCGCCTCATGTCAGGCATCACGGATGAGTACCTCCTAGGGTTTACCGGCGGCCAAACCCACATGCGCAACCCGTCAAATCCGGCCCTGTCGGATTACGCATACGCCGTTCTTACCCGCTTCATTCCCGCCAGCGAATTCATTCCGAGGGTAACCAGTGGGCCCGGTGTCGCGTCGTTCGAGACCGGATCCAACCTGAACAATTTTGATTCCACGGATTTCGACGGCGGGACCGCGGAGTTCCAGGATGCCATCATCCTCCTTCCGTCGGCAGGAAATTTCAGGGCGAGGTTCTTTTGGACGAGCACCTCATCGCCTGGGTCGATTGTATTCAGCGTGGCTGCGGTAGCCCTGAATGATGGAACCGCGATAGATGTGGCGATGGGGGCATCGCAAAAGATCTCGGATACAATCCAGGCGGCGAACGTGTTTCACTGGACGGATGTAACCCCGGAGGTCGCTGTGGCCGGAAGCCCGGTGGCCGGAAGCCCGGCTCTGTTGCGCGTGGGTCGGGCAACAGTGGATGCGGATGACACCGCGACCTCCATTGATGCCAGATTTCTCGGCGTGTTTCTTCAATTCAACCCGTAATTCGAATGAGCCGCAGGGTAAGACATTTCAACCCGGCATCGACTGGTTGTCAGGTTGTTCTGGATGCCAGGTTTTTGTCGGGAGTCTCAGACGGTGGTTCCGTTGCATCCTGGCCATCCAGGGCTGGTGGTCTGTATGGAGCCAGCGCATCCGGATCCTCGCAGCCAACCTACCGCGCCGTCTCCATCAATGGCCGACCATCCGTTCAATTTGACGGATCCAACGACGTGATGGATTTCGACGCCGGAGTTCGGTCGATGACCAACAACGCCTCCGGGTTGACGGCCATTGCTGTTGTGATTGTTGACGGAATCACAGATACCACACAAAATGTGATGCTGTTGAGCACTGGAACATCGACATCCAGTGCTCGGTTTGGTTTGCGGGCGGTTTTTAGCTCGGCGGCCCAAGGAGCGTGCTCCGGGCGTCGGCTCGATACTGATACGCTTGTCGGAACAGGTGCTGTTGCAGGGGCCACAACAAGCCCAGCGATTGTACAGGGCTACGCCGATTGGGCTAACAACACGCTCGCGTGTCGCACCAATGGTGGACCTCAAGGCACCGTGGCTTTTTCATCTGGAGGAGGCAACACATCGGCAACATCCTCGCTTGTTGCGAAACTCGGCGCGCAGGACGTGTCGGCGGTTCGATTCAATGGCCGGATCGGGGCCATCTGCATCAGCTCAACCCTCCTTGCTGCCCCAATTCGGATGAGAATTCGGCAGCATTACGCCTTTTCGTTCAGAATCGCATCCGCATAGACGGCTGTGTTTCTGTGATAATCCTGCTGTTTCGGTCCCACTTTATTTTGACCGGACGGCCATGCCCGGACAGGAAATCTTTTCGAACTAAATAGACTCCAGCTGGAATCACCATCGGAACCCTGCGCTCCACGGACAGTGCTGCAGCCTTTCGGAACGCCTCCGACTGGTCCTTTGGATCTCCAGGCGTGGCTCCGAACGATTCGACGCTGACGTACATCGGCCACGGCTCCGGTCCGACGCCCTCGGGCTCTCGGCAGAAGAACCACGCGAACAGGAAGCCAAACCAGATGACGGATAGGATCGTGAAGAACAGTTGGTCAGACGGGAATTTTCGGGGGTTCATCGCGAAATCCTAACGAATTTGAAGTTAACCCACGCGGATGAATGGGTCGGCCAGCCCGGACCTGTCCGGATAAGTTCGATGGTCTGCGGCCCATCGACCAACTGAACCGGGAAAGTCAGGGTGACGTCACACACCCCGGAAAAGGTTCCGAAAATCTTCGAGACGCCGTCGGTGCCACGGTGGACAAATGCGAGGTTGTGGATCGGGGTTGGAAGGAGAACCCCATTCGAGTACGTCGCACCCCTAGAAAGGCTGACGGTGAGCGTCGCCGGACCCGCCGTAGCGACGAGGTGAATCCGGTTCGTGGAATCCCGCAGAGCCAATGCCCTTTCCCAGTTCGCCAACGGCTCATCGGACTCGACCACCAGTGGCGAGGTCAACCCATTAAACCCAGCCGGGTACACGCCTGCGGTGTAGAAGTCGTCGTCGAGAGCCACCGGAGATCCAGGGGCCGGGTCGTTCCGGTTGTTCTCCTGCGCGAATGACGAGAACGATGACGGGGCTGAACCAATCGACCAATTTGTCCTCGGTGCCGTACTGGCCACGAACTCGGCCACAAGGTCGGCACCCTGCTGGTTGATGACTGCGGTTGCCAGAGGGGGCATGTGGAAGGCCGGCAGGCCATTGCCATCGTGGTAGGCGATTCTCTGCCATAGCACGGAGTTCGTCAGACTGCCGCGGGCGATTACCCGGGCGTCCGGCAATCCCAACGTGTCCGACACCGGACCGTCGATGATTCCCGCGAGCGTAATTGGCGTCGTGATCCGCGCATCCCAGCTTCCGCGCCCTTCCTCGCCGGGTTGGTGGCACTGGGAGCAGTTCGCGTCGAGGTACGACTGGAATCGGTGAGTGATTGGCGCCGTCGAGTCGTCCCGTGAAAGGGATGGGAGTGACGTGGCATTGGTGATCGGCTGAGCAAACCACCCCGCCGCGCTGAAAGCCTCCAACTGCCCGCCGACATTCAACTGGGCTGTCCGGAACCCAGGTGACCCAGAATACGACGCCGTGTGGCACCTGGCGCAATCGGCCCAGCCTGGGATGTGCCAGACTCCTCCCGGGTATGCCACGTCCTCACCGTATGGGTTCGCCAGACGCGCCTCACCGTCCGGATCCCATCGGTAGCTCAGTCCGTAGGTGCCTGAGTCGGTAGCCACGGTAACGCGGGTTTCGAGCCGGTTGGTTCCCATGTCGATCTGTTTCACCCAGAACGTCCCGGGTGCGAATCTCCATTTGTCGTTCGAGTCGCGATTGATCTGTCCAGCAAGCCGGACCCATCGCTCCTTCGTGGCACCGTCGGACCAGAACGGATTCGCCACCTTGTACTGGAAAACACCCTCCGCAGGAGTGAGGGATTCCACGTCCGAGAACAATCCCGTGGCGCTCAAGGTCTGAGGAATCTGGGTCGGCACTGCCCGGACCATCCGAGTGATGGAATGACCCTTGAAGCTGCCCGCGATGAGGTCGCCCGTCACGGGGTCAACAGCCCATGAACTCGCGTACACCGGGTGGGTGGCAATCCGGCGGACAGATTTGTTCGTGATGTTCAGCGCCCACACGGCTCCGCCCATGTCCGAGACGATCAAGCACCCGTCGAGGTCCGGGTATTTCGGGTTGTTCCGAACTACCGGACCAACAAAAACGCAGTAGCCTTCAAACATTGGATCCCATCCGTCGATGACTCCGTGGTGCGGGTACGACCAGACCGGGGGAACGAAGTCCGCGGGTGGACGTGTGACGGTGGACGATCCTGTCGGGAACCGGGTGGGGGCCATGCCTTCCATGGCCGCCCAGCCAGCATTGCCACCCTTCACCACCTCCCGGACGGACTCGATCAGGCTGCCTCCGACGTCGCCCACAAAGATCCGCCCGGTCTGCCGGTCGATGACCATGGTGTTGGGGTTCCTCAATCCAACCATGTAGAATTCCGTGCGGACCTTGCTCGGATCCACCGGACTCCCGTTGAAATTCGTGGCCCCGATCCAAGGGTTGTCGTTCGGGACCCAGTATTGGCCCTGGATGGCTGAGTGAGGATTAGGCGGCAGGTTCCCGGGCCTGCCGTCCACGTCGATTCGCATGATGGCCGAGAAGAAGTTGCCGTCGATGCGCTGGGAATTGTTGAAAGGGTCTCCCTGTCCTCCCTCGTCACTCAGTGAGACGTACAAGTAGCCATCATTCCCGAATAAGGCTGCAAACCCCAAGTGTTCCGGTGAACGATCGAACTGTCGCAGGATGACCCGAACTGGCTGGAGCCGAAAGGAACCAGGTGGCATTCTCCATTCCCGGATCGTGTCGTAGATGTTGGTGACTCCGTTGACGATCTCCTTCTCTCCAGCGAACGAGAACCACCGGGTTGAATCCGTCGGGTGCCGGATCAGGCTCGGCATTCCAGTATCGACACCAGCGAAGGCAATCGCTTGGTTGTCGATGAGGGTTACCCAGTTGGTTCCGGACTGGATGCGTCCCTTCTGGTCACGGCTCCACCAGTGGAACGTCCCGTCGGGGAGGAACGCCACGCCCTGAGGGCTCCATGGGTCTTGCGTGATGCCGGCCGGGACGTACTCCTCGAACGAGTACCCGACGGCTGGTGGCGAGCTCGGGAATGCTGCTGAGGCAATAAACGAGGTGAGAATCGAGAGAAGAAGTGCGAGGTATCTCATGGCGGGCGCGATCCTCGACTCGCATTCACCCCATGTCAAGTGGTTTGTGCCGATGGTGAGAAAAAGAAAAGGGCCGCCAGGCGCTTCTCCTTCGCCCGACGGCCCCACCTATCAACCCATCTACCTACCGCTTCACTGCAGGCCTGTTGTCGCACAACACCAGGCCCATGTCAACGGGATTACCCGTGAAAAGCTCCGTCCGTAAGCAGCACCTCCCGAACCGGGGACCACTTGGTTCCGATCTGGCAATTCTCGCGTGGGCCGATCGTTTGCTCGAGCAAGGTGATCGAGTCGCTCGCGGTCAGTGCCGGAAGCGAGCCAGGGTTACCAGCAACCGGGAGCTGGACCTTTCCAACTCCAGGCACGTCCACTTGGATATGCAGGAGAGCATTCATGGCGTTACCGATAACCTGACACGGTGGCGATGTCAATGGGTTTGTTATAGCTTCAGGAGCGCCCTCAGATCCCGGTCCACGTCACGCTCGTCACTCAGCGCCCGGAGCTCGAAGAATCTCCCGTGCTGTGGGTGCGCCAGGTGGAACAAGCGGGCGTACAGGCTCGAGTAGTGGTCGTTGATCTTGTAGATCGGGCCGGTGGTCTCCACGGCGCTGTGCCAGCGGATTCGCTGGAGCACGGCGTCCGAGGAATAGTGGTCACGGCCTGCGGCAATGATTTGCCTGGTGAAGGCCTGGAAGAGCTCCCAGACGCGCGGGTTGGCCCGGTGGAACTGGATGAATGAAGACAGGTGTGTCATTGGTGGTTTTCTGGGTGCCGCCTCACCTCAATCGGCCCACTGGACCTCATGACGACGAACAGCACGTTCGACTGGTTGTTGACGTATTCGTCGATGATCCACTGGTTCCGGTACGGATCGTTGCTGAACCAGACGTCGCGCGTCACGAACTGCTCCTTCTCGGAGATGACGTACGCTTCCGCCAGCGGCGGCAACGGTTCCGGTCCCACGTCCTCGCCTTGGCGCTGCAGCGAGCGGAGCCTTATCAGGCCGCACACGATCAGCGCGATCCCGACGATGATGCAGCTCTTGAGCACGGTCACGGCTTGGCCTCCTTCTCAACAGGCTTGTTGTCCATCGTCATCATTCCATTCCACCGCAATCCCAGGCGGCTTTTGTGCGCCTCGTCACAGGTCTTGCTGTACGCCTTCTTCGTCCACCATGTGCCGTCCCAGTTGTAGATTTGCGCACTTGTTCCGGGCCAATGGAGATCGTCTCCACTTCGGACACCGACGACCCAAATTCCATCCTGGAGGAAGATCCGATTCCTCACAGTCATCCTGGCCGGCTCTGTCCCGGTGTCATGGTAGAAGACCCAAGCGCACTTCCCGGCGTCGATTGCCATGGCGGCGAGAAGCGAAGCAAGGCAGGCGTAGAATATGGAGCGGAGTGTCATTGTGCTTGAGCGTTGTCCGGAAGCCAAAACGTGTTGTTCGTGAACGTGAGGCGGCGCGGTTCGATGGCGTAGGCTGGCGCACCATTGCTGGTGTTGCCTTTGGCGATAGCCGCTGACCTGCCGTGCTCGACGCCGAGCTTGTATGTGGAGAATGCGAGCCCGATGGATGCAATCAGCATTGAGAGTGCGAATGTTTTGTAGCTCATGGTCGTTTCCATTCAGTGATTGAAATGAAGCATCCGTTTGAGAACGTGGCGCTCGCCGTGGATGTATTCGGTGTGATACCCCTGATTTCAAACGTCGCATTCCTTCCGCCCGGAATAGACGGGCACTGGTCGGTGATGCGAACAAGTCCGTTGAACCGGCTAGAGCCCTCGTTCACCTTGACGGAAAGCAGTCGTGCCTCCGGACTGTAGAACACCTCCACCTTGGTCGGCTCCAGTGAACGGATTCCAGAGCGTGCGCCCCACAGGAACGTGACAGCGAGTGCGAGCAGGATTAACCCTGAGGCGGCGGCTGTTTTGATCGGATGGCTCATGACTTTGGCTACTGGTTCAGTTCGTTGATGGCGGCGAGGGCTTCCTTGATGCGGGTGTCGTGCGGGCATGTGCATGGCCCGTACCCGTGTCGAGACCAGTTGCAGCGCATGATGTGTTGCCCCAACGCCACCCTCGCCTTCTCCAGCGCGGCCTCATGCAGCTTTACGAGCGCCATTGCCCGTCTCGTCTCATCTCTGGCGCTGTACAGCTCTTTTGTAACCACACCCAATTCGTTCTTCGCCTCCTCCAGGTCTCCTTTAAGCCTTGGGACCGTTTCATCGTAAACGCTCAGAAGCATCTTTGCGGTAGATAATTCTCCTCGCGCAGCGCCAATTTGCGCCTTCACCTCCTCCAGCTCGCGTTCGAGTTGGCGGGCGTGGTCAAGGAGCGCATTCGCCTCCTCGCCGCTCACCGCATCGCGCCCGATATAAGGCGCCACGACCGCATCCGTCTTCGGTGTTTGCGTTGGTGTCATGTTATTCCCTTGGTAGTTCAATCTTTATTACAATCTCAAACGGTGAATCAAGCCCATGCACGACATGCTTTCCTAGCTTCCTCATCAAGTCCCATAACTGCCAGCGGGACCATCCTTCCGCATCCTCATCAGGGAGCCGGAACTCAAATGGAAGGTCTCCGCCGTTTTCCCATTTGAGCTTGTCGTAGTTTTCGCGAAGGCATGCCTTGCCGCGTTCGGTAAGCTTTACAAGGACATGATCGTTGGTGTT